ATAGATAAAACGATAAAAGGAAGGTTTAAAAAAACTAAACACAAGAGAAATATTGTATAAAGAGTAAAACACTATAGGCATAAGCCATTGATATTGCTATGTTTTATGGTAGGTGGTCGGTCGCCTGAAATATGAAGTTACTGTCTTGTGTTTAGGAGGTAACTTCGCGGTACAAATTTTTGAACTTCAAAGTACAAATTTTTGTACTTTCATATCGGTACAAATTTTTGAACTTCAAAGTACAAAAATTTGTACTTTTGTATTGGTGCCTAAACGAAAGCGGATCGCGGGAATTACACTATATCAATATATCTTGATATAGTTATATAGTTCGTAAGTAACTGAGTTATATTGAAATAAAAAATGTAAAAAAGTATTGACGGCATATGATGAAAAGAATAATATCTTAATCAGACGAACGGAACAATCATTTAACAAAAGGATAAAGATCATGACCAACCAAAAAAAGAGCGTAGCAGGCGGAAAATTTATATATGAAATGAGCGCGTGCGAAACTATTACGATCATGGATGTGAATGGTCAAATAAAAGCAATCATACAAAAAAATCAACCCGGATATATTATTGCTCGAACTGTATATAATAACGCCCCGTCCATTTAAATCTATAACAAAGAGGACACACTAAAATGAAAATGAAAAAAGAAACCTTCACCGAGCTGCAAAATGAAATGCTTTCCTTTATTATGTCCTTTACAGACGATAGCAGATCAGACAATTTTCCGCTGTTACCTAAATCAGCATATGAACACTACGAAAGTATAGGATTATCAAAAGAACAATGCCGCTGGGATTTCTTTTGGGGCATGGATAAAGAGTATGCAAGGAAATATTCACTTGGTCGCTTTTCAACTCGCCTTTATTATGAGGGATTGAACGATTCCCATATTGATACAGCATTGCGTAAAATATTCGAAGGATAGTCCATAACAAGCCCAGCTTTAAATAGTCGGGCTTTTCTTTTCTCTTTATATTGAGATTGATTTTCATTATCAATTGCTTTTCTTTTGTTCCCTTTCCTTCCATTTGTCCTTGTCCTTTTCTTCCCTGCTACCTACTGTCCCTCTTATTTTTCCCGTAATTGCCCTTTAAAGCCATTTTAAACCTTCCCCTTGTGTTGATATGGTTTAAAGGCTTGCTTGCGTTCTATGGCTGTTTTTGGGCGTTTTGTTGGCGTATGGTTTTTTGTTTATTTGGTATGGGACAACAGGCAAAGAGAAAAGCCGGACTAGGATCTTCTCCCGGCCCGGCTATTGCTTGGTTTTTTATATCGTTTCAGCTCAATATCCCCTTGCTTCCAGGTGTTCCGCCTGTTGTGCAATCAATCGGGCAAGCCTTGCAATGTTCTGCCCGTTCTTTCCCTTGTTCATCATGTCCTGCAATCGGCTTACTTTGTTTTCCAGGCTTGTTTCATATTCTCTTTTTTGCTCTTGCTTAAAATTCTCTTGCAACCATTCAATCAAAACTCTTGCGCTTTCCTGATTGAGATTAAGATACTTTGTTTTATTGCCATTTGCATCCTGTATTAATATCGTCGGTGCATATTCATTTTTTGTATCGATTTTTTCCAATTGCTTTTTATAATAGTTAGTCATTTTTTACTTTCCTTTTTTATTTTTTGATTAATCCACTACATGCACAAAAACCATGCCCGTGTCTGTCCATCCACCGCGCCAGCTCTTGCCAGGATTGCCCATTTTTTCGAGTAATGCTTTACATGCCGTTTCGTGGTTTTGCTTGTCGGTTTTTGCATAGTCCCAATTGATTGTCACGCTGATTTTGTTGTGGTCGCGCTTGATCGCCTTTACCCTTGCGCCTTTGGTATTAGTAGGCGCGAGGTACTTTGTTTCGATTGCTACAAATGCGCCGGACTGGATATAGTTATTATTCATTTTTTGTTTTCCTTTTTTTGTTTAGTATGTTTCCGTTTCAATTTTAACATCCCCGCCATAAACAAGGGTTCCCCATTTGCATTGGCTTTTGTATATGCCTGTGTTTCTGTCATAGGTAAAGTAATATTTCAATGTTTCGGACGGGACTGCAATTCGATTATTAATATCGTTTCGGTGAAATATTGTATCATTTTTTCTCTTTTTTCTTTGCGAAGTGAATAATATCGCCTTTTCATTCAAATCCATCTTTCCCGGCTTGTCAAAGTAGATATATCGCATTGTTTTTTTCCTCTTTGTTTATTTGAGTATTTGTTTTCATTTTCTTAATACCTCACTCCCATATTGATATGATTATAAATTGCCTCACAATATGCTTTATTTTCTTCCGCTTCCGCTTCAAGGTACCGATGATCAATCAATTCCAGGGTTTTGTAAACTGTTTTTTCGTTTGTGTCCAGGTAGTTCAACTCGTCTTCGATTGTCTCAAAAGTGGTATTATTTTCTTGCATTGTCTTTTTTCCTTTTTTGTTTTCTTTTGCTTGTTACTCTTCGATGCTCTTTTCAAGTATCAATGCCAGTAAAGGCTTGCCTGTGTTTTTTTCCTGTATCTCAATTAACGGCCATTCCTCCACCACGCGCAATCGCCCCTTGGAATAGTCGGACAAATAATTCCATTCCCTCAAGGCTCGGAGTATCTTTCTAGGCGTTAAAGCATTATCGCCGAAAACAATGCCGGATTCCAATTGATATGAGGCGTTCCAGGTCCAGCCCCCTTCATGCTCGCGCCAGGCATCAATCGAACGCAATTCCATTACATGGTAGGTCATAGTGTTTTTTCCTTTTTTGTTTTCTTTGCTTGTTAGCCGATATAGTGGGCAATGCGATATGATTCACCGCAATCGGACAACTCAATCAAATATCCGTCAAAAAAACCGGCAGAAAAATAACCGTGCCAGTTTCCGCCAAAAGTATCACTAGAATCAAGGCGCAAAAAATCGGACAAGTGAAAAATCATGCCACGATACTTAATCCATCCATCCAATTCTAAACTATCCATCCAATCGTAATCACTTGCAACCTGGGATTGTTCACCTTCGGACAAATCAGACAAATAAAGCAAGGGACGCCATTGGTTATTGGTAATGATTCGAATATTTTCCATTGTTCTTTTCTCCCGTTTTTTTATTTTTATTGATTTACAGACAAAAGCCGATCACGGCCAACGCATAAAACATTATGCCAAGCGCAGCCACCTGTAAAGCACAAATTACAAATTCTTTGATTGTCATTTTTTGTTCCCCCTTGTTTTATTGTTTCCGTTCCGTTTTTCCCTTGCCTGAAAATTGTTCTATTCCCTTCCGTTTTTCCCGTCAAGTGATTTTTTCACTTTTTTTACATTGCCTGGTTTTTTTCTGTTTTCTTCCCTTTCCTGTATATTGTAATGATCGGACGTTATTTTTTTGCTACTATGCCATTTTTTCGCTTGACATTGTTTCTTTATTGTGCATCGCAATAATCCTTGACTTTCTTACCATTTTCCCCTATGTTCCCTTGACATTGCCGCCGGATTATGCCTGGAGCTTGTTCTTTCACATTCGCATATGATTTTTTACCCATTGCCTGTTTTCTGGCATTGTCTTTGCTTGCGCCTATCGAATGGCCCTATTGTTTACTTTTGGTTGACAGTCAATATCGGTTTTTCTTTAGGCCAGAATCACGCCGATTGAAAATGATAATCAATATCAATTGAAATGAAAATGATAATCAATATCAATTGAGAATGATTTTCACCGCCCAAAGTCTTGAAAAAGCCCCGGCGTTCATGTTACACGGAAATCTGGAATAACCCTGTGCGATATATAATGCGACAGTTTCTTGTTTGCTCCCGCCCCGCTGTGAATTATTTTATGACTCGGCGGGTTTTCTTTTTTGTGCTGGCAAGGGCTTTTTGTTGTGGGGTTGTTTGATTGTTGTTTGATAAAAGAAAAGGGCAAGAGGTTTGATTCTCCTGCCCTTTTGGTGTTGTGGTTTTGGTTTGGTTTGTGGTTTGTTTTTCTTTTCTGTTTTTATTAGTAGTAGAGGTCCATAATATAATCAGGTTCAATTCCCAATTCACTTTGAAAGATTTCCTCCGCTTCCATAAAATTCCCTTGGTCAATTGCATCCTGCATGATCTCTCGGACTTCGTTGATAACCTCGTTTGCTTCGTTTTCTGTGAGGATGTCCCGGCGCATGATGGTTTGAAGTAAAGTTTCCATTTCTGTTTTTCCTTTTGCTTGTTGGTTTGTTTTCCTTTCCTCTTGTGTCTTTTGTTCTATTCTATTTTTGGTTTGTTGTCAAGCATTATGTATATATAATATGTCAGTTGTGAGTTAGAAAAAATCGTCTTAGATTTCAATAACTTAGAAATTCAATGGTTGAAAATTGATTCTAAGCCTAGTCTACACAAACCCCATATACATCATTAGCAAACTTCCTTGCTGCTTCTTCCTGATTTTCTTCAGTATAGAATCGCGGATATTCATATGCCATCTTAATCAACTGTCTAATTGCGGCCTGTTCCTTTTCATCCGGTACAGTTTCTTCAAGTATTTGCTCAAGACGTACCCTAGAAAACTCCTGTTGTCGCTTTTGCATAATAAGATATGCCATTCTTGAAATTTTCTCGCAACGATTATCTTGTGCAAGAGCATTGTTTGTTGTGCTGATATTAAAAACCATTGCCAGAATAAGGATCATGAATGTGATTGTCTTTTTCATTTTCTAAACCTCCACTACATTCTGAAAATGTTTATAACAAGTAGGATTATTCTTAATCAGCCACAAACTTTCCTCTTTGCTCAATGCCTGGGGAACATGCGTTGTAAAGCATCCAGAATCGCAAATAGCAATGGTTTTCCCGCTCTTTTCATCAAAGGCAAGTTCAATGTTTGCACGATTGCCAGAATATCCATCGGGAACACTTGCCCTTGCAAAAACCTTGTGTTTCATTTCGTTATAATTAGGCATTTTGTTTATTCCTCCTCATAAGAACTAAAATCCTCAACTATTGCTTGCCGAAGCCTAATATAATCGGCCTGGAAATTTGCGGGAGCGTCATTATTAACCATATTTTCAGCGACAGTCAATAAATCTGATAATACCGGCGGTTCCCATGCAAAATCAATCCAATAGATTTTATGCTTATCGGCTTGTTTTCTAAGCGCATTGATTATTTTTTGGGCCTCTTTTTTGTTGGTATAATACCCCGCAACCCGGCGACAGCTACCTACTCCACCGAAACAACAAAACTGACTTTCAACTATATAGTAATACTTTTTTGCCATTCTCTTTCCCTCTCTTTTTTTGTTTTTTTATTTTCAACTTGATTTGATAGGACTATCTTTATATCAAATAGTCCTATCTGTCAAGCGGAAAATTATTCTAGTTATTTCGATACAAAACAACATCATCCCCGGCAGAAAATCCAAGCTCTTCGGCTAAATTCTTATTGAACTGTACTCCCTCAATTTCAACACCATCATAACCGGCCCATTGCTCCTCGGGATAATCAGCAACCAGGTCAAGCCATTCGTCAAGGTTTCTTACTTGCACACTTCCCGGACCCGCATATTGATTCAACGCCCACTTAATTAAAGTCTCCTCTCCTACCAAACAAGCAAATTCCTTTGGGTCATTTTCTGCCATGTCCTCCCAATACTCCCGGCAAGCCTCCCCTGCCGCTTCTCTATTCTCTGCGATATAGTATTCTTCTTTTCCAATTTGCAAAAGTGTAAGGTAGCCATAATTATGAATTTCTTCAACTTCCCTTACCTCTCCATCAATCATGATCAACTTATACATCTTGTCTCTCCTTTTGTTTTTTATTTGTTGATTGTTTTTGTGTTCAACTTGATTTTTGTTTTATGCTATTTTTGGTTTGTTGTCAAGTTGTTTTTTTTTATTTTGTAACATTTGTTTCAGGTTATTTCCCCTCGATTCCTGCCCTTGTCTTAGTCCATATCCTTCATAATGTCAACACAATTTTATATATTTTTGTGGTTTCAATTTTTTTTTATTTTTCTGTTGACATTATTTCAATTTTATGCCTATAAGGGTTTCACATTGATTGAGACAGAAACAAAAAACAAACTTTAAATGGAGGTTTATAAAATGAGTATCACGAAAAACCCGGTGAATGGTTCCATCACTGTCTCAGATATTATTGACGGTTATCTTGTAAGCCGTACTTATTACGATTACACCATTAAAGAATGTAAGCAAATGTTCAAAGAGGAATTTAAAAAATAACTTGACAGAACAACAAATTTAGACTAGAAACTAAAAACAGATTGAAACAAACAACACCTTTTAAAACAGGAGAAAAACAAAATGACCAAGACCACCAAGACCACCAAGGCAATGGAAACCAAAAATAACCCTATCATTCCTGGTATGGAAGTGACCAAGGGCAATCTTCCCGAAGTAAGCCGAAAGGGTTTTTCCAAGCGTTCCAAGTATGATTTCCTGGCAGACCTTACCCCGGATGAGCTGGCAACCTTTACCGTGGAAAATGACAAGAAAGCTGCAACGCTTCGTACTACTCTTTTCGGATGGAGCAAGCGACACGAAGGAATCAAGCTCAAGACTGCCTATGACCGGGAGCAAAAGAAGGTTTTTATCAAGGTTATCAGGGAAGAACTTGACAAGGGCGAATAATTGATGTATATAACTAGGCCAAGGCAATTCTAATTTGTTGGGGTTGTCTTGGCTTTCTTGTTATTCTTTTATTGATAATACCAATATAGAGGAAGGTTAGAAAATGTCTTATATGGAATTAACCAAAGAAGAACTTGTTGAATTTATTGAAGAATTAGAAGAAAAGATTGAATCCCTTGAAGATGATATTGAAGGTTATCAAAGGGATATGGAAGAAGAGGAAAAGCAGTATCAACAGGACTATGAAGAAATGGAAAAGAAAATAGAGGACATGGCAGACAAGATGTATCACTATCAATCTGTTTGCTTTAAGCTCTTGAATAAAGATAAATATTCTCCCACTGAATTTCAAAAGAAACTTAATGATCTTGGGATTGAATGGGAAGAATAAATAAAATGAAATCATTCCTACAGCATCACTTAAACGCCCTGCATGTTTATTGCCTATGCCAGCGAATCGGCATTAGCAAAGGGATTGCTACTAAGTTGTGTTATGTTTGGGAGAAAATAGTTAATAGGTTTATATACTAATAATTAAATATATGGATAAAATACATGAAATTAAGTAAAAAAAGAACGTGTGATAGATGTAAAGCATTGATGATGTATAGACCTCATTTTGAATATTGCTCTTTAGGTTTTAAATTTGATAAAAACTTTAAACCTTTATATCCTTGCTATAAGCCACTAACAAACACTGAACATGAAGAAGCCAAAGAACTAATAAAAAATTATTAATTATATAGTAAATGAAATCCTTCTCCCTATCCCTACCAAAAAAAGGGTTAATTAGTCCTTTACATAAAGAGCTAGTTTCCCTTTTTGGTGTTCAATATCGTCTACAGTATCAGGACTACATTATACCAATATTTCACCTGGAAACGGTTTATAAAGCCGTTTTCAAGTATTATCCTGCCCTTGCCTCTACTTTGCTCAAATCTCCACGATATAAAGATGTGAGGGAACACTACAGGGAATTAAAAGCCAATGCCCTAAATTTTGATTCTATTGCCTCTAATTTCGATTTTCCTTGTTCAAATGATATGACCCCCCTACCATATCAGAAAAGTGGCGTAGAAGAGATTCTGACACGATATAAACAGGGGTTTAGAGGATGTATGCTATCTGATGTTGCCGGATTGGGCAAGACATTCCAGGCTATTGGTGTTTATTCTTTCTTTTCCATGTTTAATAAAGATAAACTAGATTGTCAATTTACTAATAAGTTTTCTTATAATAAGACAAATGACAAAAATGGACTTGTAAAATATTTTGAGAAAAACCCAAAAAAACACTTGACACGAGCAATTGTAGTTACACCTAACAGTCTTTTAAAAAATTGGCAACAAGAGTTCTATAAAGGCACACGCGCAAACCCCCAAGTGAATATATTAACAGCAAATTCCAAACCCTCGGACCTCGACGGGGCAGAAATTTTGATTTGCAACTTTAATAATTTAGCGAAGCAGAAGAAGAACATCTTGCAATTTGGACCTGATCTTGTTATTGTTGACGAGGCCCATAACATATCAAACAACAACAGCAAGAGGGCAAGGACATTAAAAGATATTTGTCATAATAGTAAGTTTACTTTGTTGTTGACAGGAACAGCAATTAAGAACTACATTAGGGACTTGCGATTCTTGCTTTATCTGATAGACCCTGATTTTGTTTGGCAGGATAAAGTTCTTTATGAGGATGTTTTTTGTAATCGAGTTAAGACAGAATATGGCTATGACTCAACAGGATTTAGTAATCAGAGATTGTTGAGACGAATACTCAGGATGCACTACTATATTAGACGCAAGAAAGGGCAAGTGCTGGAACAATTACCGAAGAAGACTGTAGAATACATATCTGTTAATATATAATATATACATATATAGTATCTCAGTTCCGAGTAAGAAAATTTTAAGTCAGTAATTTTAGGTACTTAAATACGAATATTAAAAAACATTTAGTATAAATCAAAATAACACTTGACTTTTTGAATTAATCTTGTTATAATACAACTTACCTAGGAGGTTAGTAGAATGAAACATTCACTTAAAGGTCTTATATGCCAAAGGTGTTCTTATGAATGGTTCCCGCGCAACAAAGATATTAAAATATGTCCACGTTGTAAATCTAAAATATGGTGGAAACCAAGGGAAAACAGAATGGGACTTAAAGATGGAAATAAAACATCCGTCCACGAAATTCGACAACAATCTAAAGAAAAGGATTAATAGAGATGCCATATAACAAAAGAAAAGTTTATTATATTGATGGGGAATGGGGAGGAAAAATATGCACTGAATGTGGTTGGTTCAGACACTGGTGGGAATTTAGTAATCAAAAAGCTTGTTTTAAGGGGATACGACCAAGATGTAGAAAATGTGATCAAAAATATCACAAAGAATATTATATAGAGAAACGAGATGATATTCTAGAACAAAAAAAAGAATATCATATAGATCATAGAGAAGATAGATTAAAATACCGAAAAAAACGTTATATGGAAAAGCGAGATGCTATAATAAACAAACAAAAAGAATATTATATAGAAAAACGAGATGATCTATTAGAACAGAAAAAAGAATATGCAATAGCTCCTGCATTATTTAGTACATTTGGTCATCAATTAACTATAGAAGAACAACCAAGAGAAACAGAAAATGGATATTTAGAAGTTAAGTGTGCTAATTCAGCGTGCAGGGATTATTTTATACCAACAAATCTACAAGTTCAAAATAGAATAAAAGCACTAAATGGGGGTATGGGAGAACTTCGCCTTTATTGCTCAGAAAAATGCAAACAAGAGTGCTCATTATATAGACAACAAAAATATCCAAAAGGTTTTAAAACAAAACCTACTGGCACAGAGTTCCCCAAATTTATAAGAGACAAAATCCTAGAAAGAGATAACTACAAGTGCCAAATCTGCGGGGAAACCCACCGCTTACAGGCACATCACATTTATCCCGGCTCAACTCATCCAATGCTTAGTAATGACGTTGATAACGGAATCACGTTATGTAAGAAGTGTCATAAGAAAGTTCACAAACTTCCCGGTTGTGGTTTGCATGAAATTGCTGCCTGTTCACAAAGGATTAAGCAAGACTTGGATGATAAGGGAATTGATCCTCACGAAATCCCTGATTGGGCAGTTGAGAAATATATGAAACCAAATAATAATGAATATAGTCTAAATGAATAAATCATTCTTCCAAAATACAATTGATAAAGAAAAGATAAAGCAAGATAATAAAAAATTCTTGACTCGTCTATCTTCTTTTAATAAGTTAAATCAAATTCCACCAAAACTACGAGCAGACAAATCCATTGCTAGATTGCGTATTGACCTAGGACTCCTAAAGGTTCCCACTGTTATTAATGATGCAAAATTATATATTAAAGAAAATAAATCTGTTGTTTTATTCGTTGAACACCATCAAGTAGTCAAAGAGTATAAAAAGCACTTCGGAAATGATTGTTATGTAATAACAGGTCAGACAAATATTAAGGAAAGAGATAAAGCAGTAAAAGGTTTTCAAGTTGGAAAAAGACCAGTTATTATACTTAGTTATGGGGCAGGTAAAGAGGGCTTGACACTGACAAAATCTCATGTTATGCTGCAAGCTGAAATCCATTGGGAAGCCATTGTTATGTCTCAAGCAGAAGACAGAATCCATAGAGTAGGACAAGCAGAAGAATGTCTTATAAAAGTATATTATATACCAGATAGTTTAGATACTTATATTCTTGGATTGGTTAATGAGAAAACAAGAGTTGCCAGAAGGATTACATAATGATTAACGTCAGATCATTTCTTGACAAATTCAATATTCCATACCAAGAATCTGGATCACAAAATGTTGGTAAAGGATGGCTTGGTCTTCCTGTTTGTCCTTCTTGTGGCAGGGCGTGGAATTGCTATGGTGTAAACACAATCACCGGAGTTACACACTGTTGGGTATGTTCTTTTAAATCAAACATTTATGAATACGTAAAAGAACAATCCTCTGCACCAATAAAAGAAGTCTACAAGGAATATAAAAATTCTAAAAAAGATTTCACACCTTACCAACACCAACAAATAAAAGGAACATTCAAATTCCCAATGGGCATGATTAATCACTTGGAAAATCCACACAAGCAGTATCTTAAACAAAGAGGATTTGATCCAGAATACTTAGAAACTCGCTATGATCTGAAATCATTCACAAATCTAAATCCTCATTGGGCGTATAGAATTATTATTCCTATTTATATGAACAATATCCTTGCGTCTTATGTTGGCAGAACAATATATAAGCAGGAAAAAATACGCTACAAAAACGCCGCCGCCGAGGATTCTCTTATTCCTGCCGCTCAGTGCTTGTATGGTATTGACGAGGTTGGTTCTCATGCCGTTCTTGTGGAAGGTTTAATGGACCGCTGGACGTTTGGAAGTGGGGCAATTGCTACCATGGGAGTTGAAGTCACAAATAAGCAAATAGCATTTCTGAAAAGGCAAGGAGTTGAGAAGGTGACAGTTTTGTTTGACAATGATGGTCCCGGTAAGGTACAGGCTGAGAATGTTGCTAATAAGATTTCTTTGTTAGGTGTTCAAACTAATATTTTTATTTGGGATAAAGATGATGTTATGAAGGATGTAGGGGAATGTGGTTTGGAGAAAGTTGATGAGATTAGAAGTGAAGTTTTTTCTTGACATTCTTCTCAATTCAGTATAATAAGTATTTCAACAAAAACAAATGGAGGATATTGGTCATGTTTGAATATGCAGTTAATTTTTATTATGAAACTGATCTCAGGAAAAGTTGGGAAGGAGTAGCCTTGAATGAGGCACATGCAATTCAAAATGCGTTGATGAGTTTTTATGAATCTCGCTGGTGTGATCCTGAATGGCCTGGTTTTTATATTGAAATTAAATTAAAAAACTCTTGACAATTACCTCAACATTTGTTATATAAAGAATGAAAGCATTGCCAAGCGGTGATGGTTCTATCGAGGTCCGGGCGAAACCCACGTAGTTAAATTCGCCCAAATTTTCTATTGACTTTTAGTTTGATCTTTGTTATAAGATTTTTAATGTACCACTCGACAATGGCTACAACCCCGTAAATGATTGCGCTAACAATTATTTACAATTCCTGAGCAAGAATCAAAAAGGCTCAAAATTTCTCTTGACATTTAGTTTAATTTTTGTTATAAGATATTTCACAACAGCGGAAGAAAGGTGACGCGCCTTACTGTCTGAGGCATAACATACGTCCAGTAACATCCCTGCCCTATTTTGATGGGTTCAGTATGTCAAAACTGATTAATATATCTACTGGAGGCTCGGTGAGAGTCTTAAACGCATAGACAGTGTTGTGAATAAAAATGGGAGCAATCCAAAGCTAGCGTATTCGGGTGGATTGCGAGATAAATAGGTGGGTATTTATCTCTTGAAATTTCAGATGGGTTAAGCTCAGTTACCCTTTAAAACGAAGCGTTCCGAGCAGATGGTTTTAGGTTTGATCTGTTTTGTGTAAATTCCTTAAACCTAATTTTGCCGATATAGCCCAACGGAAGAGGCAACAGGTTTAAGCCCTGTCAAGTGAAAGTTCGAATCTTTCTATCGGCACCACGGACATATAGTGTAATTGGAAGCACGACGAGTCTTATAAACTCGAACGCCAGATTAGCGGTTAGCCCTTGTTCGATTCAAGGTATGTCCACCAAGAAATTTCCCTTTTGTTTGTCTGGTTTGTTTGGTTTGTTTCTGTTCATTCGTTTCCCTCTCCAAGAAAGCCCTTGTTTGATTTAGTTCAGGCAAGGGCTTTCACTTTTTGTGTGGATTTTTAACTTTGTTGCTTGACATATCATCGTAACTCGGTTATATAGAGATTGGTTTTGAGGATTAAATAGAAACAAATAAAGGAGATATATAAGTGAAACAAACAAAACACACATTAGAAGTAGGACATCTTTCTAGTGCTAAACAAAGAATGTGCCAGCTTCAAAGTCAAATTAATGATTGTTTACATATTCTTGAAGACTGTAGGATAGATGCAGTCAAAATGATTAAAGTAGCAAAGAAGATTAAAGAACTTAGACAAGAACGTAGATATTGGAAGGAACTTGTAATACTGCATGATAAATTGGGGAATAACGGAGTAAAACAACTTATTTCATGGTTTGATAATAAAGAAGATAGAAAAAATAAATATATTAAAGAGTCACAAAAGTCCTTAAATAAACTTATAGGAGAAATCTAAATGAATATCTTCGTATTAGATAAAGACCCCAAACTCGCGGCTCAATATCACCATGATGTTCACTGTCGAAAACTCATAATGGAAAGCGCACAAATGCTTTCCACTACAATCTGGATCAAAGATTGTGACTATGCAGAGACAGCCTTTAAGACAGACAATATCTATAAGTTTACACACATGAATCATCCTTGTATGATTTGGGCAAGGGAAAGTTATTCTAATTTTGTCTGGTTGTTTGAATTGTTTTCTGCTTTGTGTGACGAGTTTTATTATAGGTCTGGTAAAATCCATTTGACTCAGAAAAGGCTTTGGGATACATTCAATGAGTGGTGTAATTTGGAAAGTACATTTTGGAAATTTAAAAAACACGGACTAACTCCCTTTGCTCAAGTCATGCCGGATGTGTATAAGTGTGAGGACGCAGTTGAAGCATATAGAGAATATTACCGCAGGGAGAAATTGTTTGATAAAAACATGAAGCCTATGGACAAGTGGACTAATAGAAATAGACCTGAATGGGTTTAAGGAGGAGGAATAAAAAATGGAAATAGCCGCTAATAAAGCAATTCAAGAACAGTTGGTTGAATCGGGTTTTGTAGAGTGCAAGAAGTGTGGAGTGTGGATGTATGAGAGCGAAAGGGCTGAACATAAATGTGATCTTAGATTCATTTATAAGAAGGGAGAGCAGCGGCCTAGCACCAAGGGGATGACAACGTTTGCTCTGCCAGTTTATTCCAGAGAAGATTTACAGAAGCTAAAGGAGTTTGTTTCTGTAGCCTTTACTTCAAACACTGGCATACGCAACAAGGCTTATATTGTAATGGGAATCAATACAGGACTTCGTGGCTCTGATTTGATTTCACTTCGCATGGAAGATTTTGATCTTCCTTTTAATGGACCGGAGGCTTTTACAGCAGGAATGAGTTTCGTAATTTCAGAGAAAAAGACCAAAAAGAAGCGGCGCATCTATCTAAATCAAGCTGCCATTGATGCCCTTGTGGAGTGGATTGAAATTAGGGGATGGCAAGATGGATACATTTTCTGTTCTGCGAGAGGAGATCAAAAGACTATTGCAAGGAATTGTCATAAAAAACTGACCCTGGACTACTTCAGATTTATGCTCCGTAAGGTTGGACGTAAAATTGGCATTGTATTAAAACAACGGTCTTTGAGGAAGAGTTTTTGTTATCATGCTTGGAAGGGTGGCGTCAGAATTGAAGTTTTGCAAGAGATTCTAGGCCATTACACAACTAGGGATACGTTCAGGTACCTTGGCCTCGAATCAGAAGAACATGTTTCGGCTTATAATGTTGAACTATAACAACAACTTATAAATTATTTTTGATAAAAGTGAAAATAATGCTTGACTTTTGGGATTAATCTTGTTATAATCACTTCTACATTAAAGGAGAACTATATGAATACTGACACTTACGTTTTAAAATGCTTCCGTTGTAATTATACTTGGATTAAAAGGAAGCAAGAACTGCCAAAAACATGCCCGAAGTGTAGGGCTACAACATGGAATGACGAGAATAAACCTAATAACAGCGGATATAGGAATGGTCGCACAAATACAGTATGGGTTGAGCGACTAAAAGAAGATAATGATTTAAAAAAGGATGAATAAGTATGTCATATAATAAACACAAAACATATTTTATTGAAGGAGAGTGGGGAGGAAAAGTCTGCATTAAATGTGGTTGGTTTAGAAATTGGTGGGAATTTAATATAAATAAAAAAGGATTTAAAGGATATCAAAATAGATGTAGGGAATGTACTAAGAAATATTACGTGGAGAAACGAGAAGATATACATAAAAAATATTATTTAGATCATAGAGAAGATAAACTAAAATATCAAAAAGAATATAATTTAGATAAAAAAGAATATCAAAAAGAATATAAAGAGTCTCCTGCACTATTCAATATATATAGCAATCAACTAACAATAGAAGAACAGCCAAGAGAAACAGTTGAAGGATTTTTAGAAGTTAAATGTGCTAATTCTGAGTGCAGAGAATATTTTATTCCAACAAATCAACAAATACAAAGTAGAATACAGGCATTAAAAGGGCAAATAAATGGAGAGTCTCGTTTATATTGTTCAGAGAAATGTAAACACGAATGTTCTCTATATAGACAAAGGAAATACCCAAAAGGATTCAAAACAAAGCCCAATGGCACAGAATTTCCTGCTTTCGTAAGGGATGAAATCTTTAAAAGAGATAACTATAAATGCCAAATCTGCGGGGGAACCCACCGCTTACAGGCACATCATATTTATCCCGGCTCAACTCATCCAATGCTCAGTAATGATGTGGATAATGGAATTACACTATGTAAGAAGTGTCACAAGAAAGTTCACAAATTACCGGGTTGCGGGTTACAGGAACTAGCCTCCTGTTCTCAAAGAATCAAGCAAGATTTAGATGATAAGGGAATTGACCCTCATGAAATCCCTGATTGGGCAGTTGAGAAATATATGGAAACAAACAATAACATACAAGAGAGTTTAAAATGAAATCACCAGACGGAATCTTTCTAAAGATTTATCACACAACATTTAGATTATTTGAGAATCCAAATGCTAGCATTGTTTTTGGATTTATACTCAACAAATGGGTAAGCATTACTAGTAACAACCCGGCAGAGAAATGGGTATATGTAACCATAAAAGATTTTGAATATAATCTTCGGATTTCTAAACCTACAATTACAAATATAATTAATAAACTGGTTAATTGTGGAATTGTAGAAAAAAAACTGAAAGGCAAAAAAGGATTTGAAAAAGCCTATTACAAGGTAAATGTGACTTTACTTGATCTTTTAATTGAAGAAGACAAATTAGCGTGGAAAAAGTTATCTAGTGAGGGGATTCCTACCACAAAAAAGAATATGGACGCGATCTGCCCTGAGATAGTAAAAACACGAAAAACATTTAGCAAGAAAGTGAAAAATTCAAATAAATCAGCGGGTAATACAAATGACCCGGGGCAAATTTATTTACCCCCCCTAGTAAAGAAATTTAACCCCCCCTATAAGGATATTTATGAAGTACCCCCCGTTAAAATTCTTTACCCCCCCGGGGCAAATTTTTTAACCCCCCCGGGGCAAATTTCTTTACCCTTAAAAGAATATACTCTTAAAAGAAAAGATTTAAAAGAAAAAAATATTCTAACGAATATGACAAAACCCCCGGTTTCGTTTCACTCACCGGAGGATTTTGTTGCTGTTGAAAATATCTTTATAAATTCAGAAGAGGAAGAAAAGAAGAGTCCTTGTCTCGTTGATTGGAATAAATATCAAGTAAAGAATACAAGCAAGAGTTCCTCTTGTTTAAATTCTTCTACTAATATTTTAACTAACGATAAAAAGGAAGGATTAAAGTATAAAAAGAATAAAAGAATAAATAGAACTAAGAATCCTTGCTCTATTTCAAATCTTACATTTCTTCCTCTGTCTAATAATCTAAATAGTGAGTATAATGCCGCGCCCGCCCCCGCCGAAATTCTTGACAAATGTGCTGGTTCCGAGTATGAGTTTGGGTGGGATGTTGATTATGAGAATATCTATATGGAGGAAACCCCTTCCCTACCCCAACACGCACATGCTCGTTTAGACCCAATAGTAGAAGCCACAGAGACAGAGAACGCATCCTACGACAAAAATCGACCTAGGGTAGCCCAAAGCACCCAAAATGCGAAATCCGAGGAAAAAATATCAATACAATACCAAACGGAGTTGCAAGATATGGAAATGTTTAGCAAAAAAAATAACAAATCTACCGCAAAAAACAGGGCAGAATCAAACAAACTCAAGTATCACGAGCAGTTACGCAAATTGAGGGAGGCTGAACCCGACTTCATGCAGATTTATGATTATTGGGTTGAACTTGGATTTCCTGCTCACAAACCAGACACAAAAACTTTCAAGGAAGCTCTTAAGGTTTTCCGAAAGATTCAAGCCAATGAGTTTTTTTGTAACCTTGATGGAATGGATCAATATAATCGTCCCTATTCTGTGGCGGAGATCAAAAAGGTGTTTGACAATTTCAAGCTGGCCTTCGATCCTGAATATGAACCCTTGCATAAAAACTGGATTGAGAACCGCCGCACATTGTCTAAGTTCTTCTTTGATGTCACCCTTTCCAACAAAAGTCTTTTCATTCAATTTATGAAAGAACCAAGGAAGATAGGTAACTTGAAGAATGATCCTAAGACCGAGTACAAGGAAAAATATAATATTGAGTATGAGGAAATGCCAAATTGGTTGCTTCCCTTGTATAATGAATTTTTTAGCACTGGTAAATTTGACGAGAGTTCTTTGAAAGTTGGGGTTAAATCTAAAGCGTTCTACTTCACATGGTTTTGTTATTATAAAGAGCATATTGTGGATTCTGTGAGTGGATTGCCTTTTGGTTGGTCTGACTGGAATATTATTTGTGACAAGTGGATTGACTGGATTGGGATGGATGTTAATGAATATCTTGATTTTGAGAATGATGTTGACGAGGTTCCTTATAATATGTTATGTGATGTTATTCAGGACATTTATAATAAGGTTGTGGAGATGAACAAGGAAGAGAAGGTTGTTTTATCGAGAGGACATTTGTTTTCTGATAAGATTTGGGACATGGTTTTGAGTAAATAATTAAAAAATAACGGGTATGGAAGTACGACAATTCTCTTGACATCTTCTCGGATTTGATATATGGTGCTTGAAAAATAAGAGGGGAATAAAAATGAAAAAACTTCTTTGCAACTGCTTAACAAAAACATCTGTCAGTGATCACCACAAAGAAACATGTCCATATAGACTTAGTGAAGAATATAATAAACTTGAAGAAAAAGTGTTGTATCAAGAAATTGGCCTTAAACTACAAAGAAAAGTTATGGATGATCTTAAAAAAGAGAACAGGAAACTTAAAGAAGTTCTTGAAGAAATCATAAAGTGTGGTGAGTCAATGCCGGATGAAACTTATGAAATTGAAATTGCAAAGAAAGTGTTAGGAGGACAATAAATAATATGTCTATTGAAAAAGAAATTATGGAAATTTTGATTAAACATTCTAAGAAAGAATTTGATTATCCTAATGCAACTTTCCTTGCTGATATCAATGAGCTTCTATGGGATTATTTTGGTATTCAGGATGATGATGTTGATGAATGGATTGATTCTATGTGGTCTGCTTAAAAACAAGGTTATAACTGCTTATGAAAATCCAATTATCGCCCTATGAAGCGATTTTACTTCATTATCGCCCTATGAGGCAATTATATTAAATTAAAACAAACAAACAAAATCAAACGAAATTGGTTAAAATCACTTGCTTTTTAACCTGAAATGTATTATATTTAAGGAGTGAAATATGAAAGTGATAAAGGTAACGAAAGAGTATTTCCAAACAGAGGATGAGAAGGTTTATTTCTTCGAGCCTTTGGAAAAAGAGATATTCGTTTAGGATATGCAAAAGATTTTTGATGCAAACAATAAAATAGTTAAGGAGTTGAAAGATGGAACATATACCATTTCCGAATAAGAAATATCAGATTATTTATGCAGACCCGCCTTGGGATAGTAATTCTCAGTTTGGAAGAGACAAGAAAAAAGGCAATAAACAGCATTATCCTTTAATGACTTTAGATGATATAAAAAGATTGCCTGTTACATCCATAACAGATGAACATTGTGTTTTGTTCTTGTGGGTAGTTGACACACAATTATTTGATGCCAAGGAAGTTATTGACTCTTGGGGTTTTAAGTATAAAACTGTTGCCTTTACTTGGAATAAATTGACCATAACTGGCAAAGACCATTTTGGTGTAGGTATGTGGACGAGGAAAAATCCAGAAATGTGTTTACTGGCTACAAAAGGAAATCCCAAGAGGGTTAGTGCAAGTGTCAGGCAGATGCAACATCACCAGAAGAGAGAACATAGCCGAAAACCTGACGAAATAAGAGATGCTATTGTTGAGTTGTGTGGGGATGTTCCCCGAATTGAATTGTTTTGTCGTTTCCCCAAAGAAGGCTGGGATGTTTGGGGCAATGAAGTAGAAAATATATAAGATAAAAGAGTTTAATTATGTATTACCCTGATTGTTGGCTTATCATAAAAACAGAATATCAAGGAATACCAACTCACAAGATTTTTGGTAGTTGGTATTCAAGTTATCTTGATGGTTCAGCATGGAGACTTAATTCTGGAATCACTGAGATTGAAGACAAAGAAGATTATTATATTTTCCACGGAGAATCTGGTTCTTGTTATGGATGTTATAAATCTGGATATGGAATTTCTGCTTATGGGCAATCTATTATTAATGGATTTTATAAAAAGTTAAAAGATGTTGATTGTGTTTTTGAAGTGTTGGATGAAGAAGAAGCAAATAAATATATAGAAAATATGTTGAACAAAAAATAAGGAATAAAAATTATGGTGTTGCCGTTGGCTCAGAAGATCATTAGGAAAGAGGCTAGAAATTGTGATATGCGACATAAGCTCGGATGTGTTGTCTTAAAGGGCAACAGAGTCCTTGCATCAGCACATAATCAGCGTAGACATGCTTTTCTACCAAAACGATCTTGGCAACGGAGAGAGGGAACAGTTTGTGCGGAGCGAATGGCTTTGCTGAAACTGCTTGACAAAGCGAACAACTCTGTGGTATATGTGGGCAGGGTTAATGAGAAAGGAGATTTCTTGTTGGCTAAACCTTGTGAGGCATGTATGAATATGATGCGGGATTTGGGTATTAAAAAAATATTTTATTCTGATGGAAATGGTAATTTTAGGGAGATGTAAAATAATATGACAAATAACAAATCAAAAATCCCCTACGAAGCAGGAACATCTGGTCTTGCTTCTGCGGATTATATTCGTGCAAGAAATGAAGAAATGTATCTAAATAAACTCAGAGAAGTAACTGGAAATCTAGAAGCAACTTTTGAGGATGAAGCGGGTTGGCTCAAACAGAAAGGAAAGCCTAGAGTAGATTATTCTCGTAAGATCGCAGTGAAATGTTATTGTAAAGATTGTAATTTACAGCAAAGAAGTGGTGGTCATAAAATTGATTGTCCTAATAGGTGGACAGGAGAACCTTCACCTAATGGTGGTTTAGAATCATGTCCATTGAATGTGTATAGGGGAAGTCAACGATACATGCCTAAAGGCACTAAGAAACTGACTTTGAAATCCGCTATTACAACTTTCTGTAAAATGTGTCAAGGCAGTCAAACCCTTGTTGAAGTAAAAAGTTGTACGGCAGTGGATTGTTTTCTTTGGCCTTACCGTTACGGTGGTAATCCCTGGTCTAGTAGGCAATTAACCGAGGAGCATAAGCAAAAACTGCGGGATGGGCTTGCTAAAATTAATGAAAACAGAAGTAATATATAAATATGCCAGTATCACAAGTAAATAATGAAATTGAGAAAAAAATCCTGATCGGACTAATTACTGATCAGGATTACTGTAATAATATTTGCAAGATTCTTAATCCAACTATTTTGTCAGCTTCTTTTGCTCAAAAGGTTGCTAAATGGGCGATTGAGCATTTTAACAAGTATAATAAACCAATAAATGATTTAATTACTCAGACATATAATACAGAATCCGAGCATTTGGATGAAGATGAAAAAACTCTTATTGAAGCATTACTATTGAATCTATCTTTAGACAGTGATAGTGATGAAGAAAATAATAATTCTTTTAATAGTAAGTATTGGACCGATAAAACCCTTGAATATATAAAAAAGAACAGTCTAAAAACAATTGCTGAAAATATTAGTAACAATATAAAACTTGGCAGGGTTGACGAGGCAGAACGGTCCCTGCTTAGTTATAATACTGTTGCTAAGGAAACTTCTTTTATTGGAGACATGACAGACGTTGATTCTGTTGTTGATGGTGTTTTCAACAGGGAATCATATGAATTATTCACTTATCCCGGAATTATTGGTGGGATAATGGGACCAATCCGCAGAAGCGGCGTTCATGCTATCCTTGCTACTGGTAAGGGAGGTAAATCTTTTTGTGCCTTGGAACTCGCACTAGAGGCTGTCAAAAGAGGCTATCACACATTGGTATCGTCGCATGAGATGAATGAAGTTGAGGTTAGAGAACGTATCATTCATATGCTTACTCGTAGACCATATAAAGAATCTGGTACTATGGGGGAATATGCTCAACTTGACTGTAAACTAAACAAGCTAAACCAATGCCGTCTTGCCCAAAGAACCAACAAAGAGGCTTATTTAATTGGCAGGGTTGGGCAGGAAGAGGTAAATCCAGACTATAAACCTTGTTCTGCTTGTAAGGATGGAGGTTCTACTTTTCAAATTGACTTTCATACAGAAGGAGTATATCGTCCTATTCTGACTCCTGAATACGCTAAACGGAGGCTCAAGAAGTGGCTTAAATATGAAGGGGGAAATAGGTTACATATTGCTGCATATCCTCAATTCTCTGCTAATTTCCGAGATGTTCAGGCCACTATGGATCATCTACGAAATGTGGAAGGCATTGATATATCTTTGATTGTTGATGATTATGTTAATGCTCATAAGTTAACAGGTAATAAAGAGCAACGATTGGCTATCATTGATGAGTGGAACACGGCAAAAAGAATGGCAGATGAATATAATATTGCTATTATTTCTCCGCTTCATGCTAATGCTTCTGGTATGACAGACATGGAGTTGACACCCGTTCATGTGTCTGAGGCTAAAGCAATTTTTAACACAGTTACAAATATGGTTGCTATTGATACTACTCCTGAATTAAACGCATATGGGGTGGTGAGATTTCGCAAACTTGCAGATCGTTTCGGGGGTTATAAGAAAACAGAATTTGCATATCTATATCAGTGCCTTGACCACGGAACCTTCTGCCATGACAGTTATTTTGTTGAGCATGATGATAAAGCAAAGATTGTAAAGGCTAGAAATGATTTGAAGAATGGTAATAACAAGAGTGGAAGAAGGAGAGGATAAGTGAACACACTAATATCCCTATTCTTAACAACAACTATCCTCTTGCCAGCAACTTATCATCCTCCTAACGAGCCGATTGATATAAAAGTGTTGACAAGAGCGGTCCATTCTGTTATGGTGCAAACACAAATTGACCCAAATCAGAATCAAACCCTTGTAAACTTGCTATTAGGAACGGCAGCAGTTGAAACGGACCTCGGCAGAAATTTTGGCAATCAGTTACATGATAGGGGATTGTTTCAGATTAATAAACATACAAAGAAAGACATTGTTAACAGAGTTTTATTTAAGCCTAAGATGAAAGTGTTTAAGCGAGTTTACGATAAGTATGTTAGTTATTATAATTCAAAACAACTACAAAGTATAGTTGAGTTTCAAGCACTTTTGGCCTTGATTTATTATGTTGACAAACTTGGAAATAGATTGTATAGAATAAAGAACGAACCGTGGGAGTTGGCTTGGGTGTGGAAGAAATACTATAACACTCATTTGGGCAGGGGAACAACTGAGGATTTCTATAACAAATATCAAATGTATATTGAAGGGGAAGGCTAAAATGAGTGGAGGGCATTGGAATTATTGCCATTTTCAAATGCTGGAATGTATTCAAAATGTGGCTAATGAGGGGGCCGTGATTAAGCGTTTTCCTAAGATTTCTCAAATTTTTTCGGAGTTGGGTGTTTTACTGGACGATACTGTTCATGAACTTGATTATGATTTTTCTGGCGATTCGGAAATAGAAAACGATGCTGTTTTTGAAAAAGAATTTGTTGAAAACTTAGGTAAAATTATTGGCAAAAAACTTGTTTTAAAAGTATATGAAGTTGAAGAAATGGAGCAAAATTAGATTATGAAAATCAACGCACAAGACCTTATGTTTTTTCTCAAGCGGTTTCAATTCACCAAACGCATTGAAGAAATTGTTATTGAAGAAAAAGATGAACAGATGTATATTCTGGCTAACGACAACGATTTGATTGTTTTTGGCATGTATGAAGAATTTTGGAGTCAAGAAGAACCTCTTGGACTAAACATCAATTCTATTTGTAATTATCTGAAAGGCCAGGATGAAGTAGATATTACCTTCACAGACCGCATTATTATCAAGGGAAAAGGAACTCTTGAATATAAGGCCATTTCGCCAAGGTGGGTTTCTACTCGTCCTGAAATGGAGATTGATCCTTTCAAGATGGTTTCTATGTTTGACAAGCGGTGTTATATTGACAAGGAAACCAAGGGTATTATTCAGAATCTTCTTGCTACCACTCAAGCTAGTTCTGTTAAGTTTGATAGTGTTGGTATTCATGCTGGAACCGATAATGAGCATATGATTTCTTATGAGATTGAAACCGGACTTGATGAAGGTATTGAGATGCGAGTGAACAAGGAAACTCTTGTGAATGTTTTGAAGAAGTCGCAGGAGCTTAATATCAAGTTTAGTGATTCAGTTACGGATGCTATTATGGTAACTACTGATGATGTTTTTTATGCTATTAAAACTGTAGTGGAGTAGAATATGAATATACATAATCCATGTGATACCTGTGAATTTATGAACGGAATGGAAGGTGATGGTTCCTGCGAAAGATGTTCTTATTATCGTCTTTGGTGGGCAGGTTCTCTTCTTCATTCATGGAGGAATAATTGGGAAGATAATGTTCCTGTTGGAGAATATGCGGATGAAATTTTAAAAGTTTTTTATGAGTGTGAAAAACCGTATGCTGTTAAGTCTCAGGGAAAACCTAGAGATATCCCTGAACCTATGGATTTGATGAAAGACCATAATGATGATTTGGTTAAAGGAATTGATTATTAAATGTGGTTCTCCAAACACAGACCAACAGAGTTTAATGAGTTATCTCTCAAAAAAGATACACGAGATTATCTAAATTCAATCATATCTAAACAGGAAATTCCAAATCTACTTCTAGTGGGAAACCCCGGAAGCGGAAAGACAACCATTGCCAAGATTATTACATCCAAAATTCCCTGCACGGTCCTAGAACTAAATGGCAGTTCAAAAGACAGGGGAATTGAAACCATGAAGACAAAGGTTGTGGATTTTGCGTGTTCATACTCAAAAAATATCAACGTGGTCTTCATAGATGAGGCAGACGGATTAACACCAGAAGCTCAGGATGCCCTAAAGACGACCATTGAGAAGTACCACGACACTACTAGATTTATTTTTACAGGAAACAGTGTTTATAAATTCACTAAAGCGATTAAAAGTCGGTGTATTGCGCTATCATTTGAACAATTTCCTAAAAGGTCTTGTATCAGTCTGTGCAAGAGTATTTTGGACAAGGAAGAGGTTGAATATGATAATGAGACAATTAAGAAGGTTGTTGAATTAACCTATCCAGATATTCGCTCTTGTATAAATCTCCTTGAATATTCATCAGTTAGTGGTAGATTATCACTACAAGAAGATGTTTCAGATTTTGAGTATAATTTCAGTAGACTTGCTAAATATATACAGAAAGGGGATGTAGAATCAATTCTTAGATTGTCTGAAACTATCGTTAATTTTGATTTATATTATCGAATGTTTATTGATGCTTTTGTGGCTTCAAATCAACTTGAAAAGTGCTTGACAGTTTCAGAATGGTATGCTAGAAATGAGACTGTGATTGACAAGGTGATTAACTTCGTTGGATTATGCATAGAGTTGATTATTATGGATGGAAAGAATCCTAAATTGAGGGGATAATTGTGTTTAAAAAAGATTGTTCGACTTGTTGTCATATGAAATTTATTAATCATCTGGAATGTGATTTTTGTAGAAATTATTCTGATTGGGAACCGATTGAAATAGAGCAGTCAGAAGAAGAGATTATGAAAGCACTAATGGATGAAGATATTTTTCCAACTCTATGTAGCACTTGTATTGAGGGAATGTTTAGTGAGTTTAGTCCCCGATGTGCCAATTGTTATCAGTATTCGGAAGAATGGGAGCCAAAAGAGTAAAAATAATGCAAGAAAAACAAAAGCCACAGAAGATTAAAACTATGAAGTGTCCAATTTGTAAATATATGATAACAGAATCTCAACCAGCAAGTTATTTATTTCCTTGGATTATAGATGGAACAATGCTTGATGTTCATAGATGTAGTTTGAAAGAATGTAGATTTGAGGAGAAGGAGAATAGTAATGAATAATTATTATGAGCAGTTTAAATCTTTTTTGGATAATTTAGAATACAGAAATACAGAAGAAATGATTTTTCTAGGAAAAGAAACAACTGATATAATTGCTATTGCTGCAAAAACAATTACTAAGGATATTAGTAAAAAGAATAAATATCTTAATGTGGCGTGGTATCTTATGAATATGGCAAGTCAATTGGATGTGGGGGATTTTAGGCGATGTAAGTTTATTGCTAAATCCCTGCGTTATAAGAGGCTTGCTGAGGATTGTTATAAATAATTATGAACTTTTACCAACGGCGTTTATCTACTTTATCCCGAAAGAATTTCAAAATTGTCCAGGAATTAAATGTTCTTGATTCCCGAATTGCGAATGAAGTTTCAGAACTAATTCATCCACCAACTTTTTACTTGACTAAAAATAAAGACTGGTGTAACACTCAACTTCTGGAACGGGTAATGTCAGTTGAACACCTTAACGAGCAACACGCAAGGCAGTTTATTTTGATTTATGGACAGGATAAATTGTTGAAGGAGATGGGGTTGAAGTGAAGATGAAATGGATTACTAAAATTTATGACTTTTTCCGCTATGATTTTCCTTATGGAGTTAGCAACCTTATTTCTTGGTTTCCTGTTATTTGGAATCATAGAAATTGGGATTCCCACTACACCTTGATTGTTCTTAAAAAGAGCCTCACTGATCTTAGAAAGGTGATTGATGATAACAAAACTCATGTTGGATATGAAAAAGACGTTAAGAGAATGACCATTTGTATTGAGTGTTTGAATAGAATTATTGCGGATGAATACCACGAAAATGCCTTCAAACATCACGATAGAAAATGGGGAGAACTCAGAACTTGGTTTGAAGAATATAGTGAAAATACCTGTCAGATGATTTTTCATAGGCCAAATGCCAACACCAAAAATGAAGTAGAACAAGAAAGAAAAGAATGTCGAAGGTGTTTGGAACATAAAAGAATGTTGGAAAAGCAGGATATTGAAGTTTTGTTTGATACTCTTAAATATTGTAAGGGATGGTGGGATTAAGTTATGTATAAATACCAAATGGAAATCTGGCGTTTTAAACGGAGTGGAAAATATTATGACACTATTGAATTTAATACAAATAGTGAGTTTATGTTTGAAATTTCAGAAGAATTTGACGAAATATATAACTACAAATCAAATGAATTTTATTATGTAATCACGGGAAAGCTGGTAAATCAGGATACAAGTTCTGACACATGGAATACCCATCCAAATGGATTTCCCATTTTAAAAATTTGGAGATAGTGATGTGGGAAACAGCATATACTTATTATGGTGATGATTTTCAAATCAAGGTTTCAGATTTTATCGAAAACTCTGATTGGAGTTTTATTCAATATACAGAAGATGGATGGGAACAATATAGAGAATTAGAATTGCCAAAACAATTTATTATTGAATTGGCAAAGAAATTGGAGAAGGAGTAATTATGAATGAAGCAGCATTGGTAATTAAATGTCAGAAGATTTATGATTCTTGTGAAACCAAAGAACACTACACGGTTGCATATAATTATTTAAAGTTAGCACAAAAAAGATGTAATACCTATTTAAATTGGAAAAATATTAATAATTTATTTAACAGATGTGCCAAAATTATTGGTTGTTACTATCCTATTCCTCCTGTTAAGCATATTAAACATATCAAATAATCATGGGATTCTTTACAACAATTCAAAATAACAATCCTCAGTGTGGTAAGTGTGGTCTTTTCAAGAAGTCCACCAATCCGCGCATGGGATTTCAGGGAGAGGGCAGAAAGAAGATTCTGTTGCTCTCCAAGGCTCCCTCTTCTGCTCAAGACAAGTCCGGTGATTTGTTTGTGGGAGAGGCAACCAATATACTAAGAAAAGAACTGAAAGAGGTTGGAATTGATTTAGAGAGAGATTGTTGGATTGTGAGTGCTTTGGGTTGCAAAACAAATAGAACAAAGATTAGAACTGACAAGGACGCGCAGCACTGTTACCCTAGAGTTGAAAGGGTAATCAAAAAACTAAAGCCAGAACTTATTATTTGTTTGGGTTCTGTTGCTTTGAATCAGATTGCCAAGGGTAGAATGTCTGATGTTAATATTGAAGCATATCAAGGAAAGGTATATCCTGATTATAAACATAATTGTTGGGTAGGAGCACTCCCCCATCCTGCTTCTCTATTACTAGAAGATGATTATGGTAATACTCTTTATGATGATAAGTATTACATGGCTTTCTTCAAAAGAATGGTTGCCAATGTGATTTCTTTTAATGAAAAGGAAATGCCAGACTATCATAATGTTCAATCAAAAGTACAAATTCTCACAAACTATAATGATATTGTTTCTATGCTGGAAGGGATTCTGGAAAGGAATAAAGAAGTTATAGCATATGACTACGAAACAAATACTGCTTCTAGTTTTCTTCCAGAAATCAGAGTTGAAACCATTGCAGTAACAGATTCTCCTGATATTGTATGGGCATTTCCTTATGACAGAAAAGGGATGTTCACAAGAAAACAACTACACCATATTAAAGAATTATGGTGTAAAATTATTTCCAGACCTACTATATTAAAAGTAGTACATAACATGGCGTTGGAGTACAACTACGATGCAAACTATTATGGTGTTGATGTAGATAACTATTTCGATACAATGGTTGCGTGTCACCAACTTGATGTTACTCCCGGCACAAAAGGATTAAAATATCAGTTGTCTATTAGATATGGTATTGAGGAATATGATGGGGAAACATCGCATTTTCTGATTCCACCTGATATAAACTCATATAACCAAATCCATAAATGCCCCACAAATAAACTTTTACTATACAACGGCATTGATACCCTTGGTGGATACTGGCTGTATCAGGACATTTACAAAGAACTAAAATACTATACCAAGCGTAAATCAAAACAAAGAGAGTGTGCTGACTTATATCAAGCAGGATATAAAGCCCTTTGTCGTTCCCATAGAAAGGGTATCGATATTGATGTAGACTTTTTGAGAGAAGAAGAAAAGTATCTTTATGATCTAAGAGATGAATATATCAAAAAAGTACATGATTCAGATGCAGGAAGACTCTATAAAAAGAAGACAGGTCAAGATTTAGAAATCACTAATAACAATGAGATTGCTAGGCTTGTTTATGAGTTTATGGATATTGAGCCTTTGCGAAAAACACCTACAGGTAAGGGACAGGCAACAAAGGAAGCATTACAAGAATTACAAATTGACTTCATCGACGACTTGTTGTATGCTAAGACAGTCGAAAAACACAGAAATGATTTTGTATCAAAAATTCTTCATTCTCACTTAAATGGTAGAATATATCCTGAGATCGGGATTTCTCACGCACGTTCTGGTAGGTCTAATGCTTTTGGTGTAGTAAATATTCAACAAATCCCTAAACGAAAAGAATTAACTAAGCGTGTCAGAAAAGCGTTTAAAGCACCAGAGGGGTATAGATTTGTTTGTCGAGATTTAGGTAGCGTGGAGGTTTCAACTAATGCCCTTTGTTCTAATGATCCAGTTCTAAAGCAATATATTAGGGATGGAGCAGACCCACACCACGATAATGCTAAACTGGCCTACATGATGAATGATGAGCAAGTTACTAAAAAGATTAGACAATTCACAAAGTTAGCGTGGACTTTCCTATTATTCTATAAAGGGTATCCTTCATCTAGCGCAAAGCGTATCATGGAGCAATGGGAACATTTAATAACCGGAGATGGGTTTACACTTAAAGAACATTATGCTATCAATGGCATCAAGAACTACTTTGATTTAAGAGATCACTGTATTGAGAAAGCAGAGGAAATGTGGGAGAGATTCTCTGTTTTCCATGATTATCAATCAACTAAGGAACAAGAATACTTTGAGAAAGGCTTTATTTCCAATCCATTTGGATTCCGTAGAGGAGGATGGATTACACCCAATCAAGTTATCAACTCCCCGGCCCAGGGCTTGGGATTTCAGATTGTATTGGACTCGTATGTAGCATTGGATGAGTGGTTTAGATCAAATAAATTAGACAGTTATCTGGCTTTTCAAATCCATGATGACATAGTGCATATAGTCAAAGATGAGGAATTACAAGAGGTACTAGAACACGGACATTGGATTATGACAGATAGGCTTAATGAAAAATATACATGGTGTGATATTCCTTTGACTGTTGATACCGAAGTAAGTCCCGTTGGCGGAAGCTGGTACGATGTCGAAGGGTGGAACCGAGATGAGAATGGAATATGGGTTCCTACTAAATAATTTTACAAATAATAAAAAAAAGACTTGACATTTGTATTTGATTTTGTTATAATACGAATATCACATGGAGGATTTCATGACTTTAAACGAGGCAACGCCAACAATAAAAAACTATCTTACTCAAGCCGCCCTTGCTTTTATGTTTAATAGAACAAGGCAAACTATTTCGGCGTGGCAAAATGCTAAACTCGACAATCTTTCTTATAAGACAGTATCAGATTTTATGAAGCTAGAGGCACAACTTAAATCCATGTGCGAAGAGTTTAGAGAAAATAATAAGTAATTAGATTTTTTATTGTTAGTGTTGTTATAGGAGTTATTTATATGCCATATAATAGGAAAAAAATTTATTATGTAGAAGGAGAATGGGGAGGGAAAGAATGTACAAAGTGTGGATGGTTCCGATACTATTGGGAATTTAATAAAAAGAAAGGGGGAGTATTTGGAAGGCATGCCCACTGTAATAGATGCCGCAGTTTATATAATAAAAAAATATATTTATCAGATACGGAAAATAGAATCAAAAAACAAAAAGAATATCGTATAATTAAAAAAACAGAGATATCTGAATATAAAAAACAGTATTATTTAGATAATAAAGAAAAAACTATAGAAAGTCGCCGGGAATATGGAAGATATTACTTAAATCTACAGGCATTATATAAAACATATGGGCCCAAATTAACAATTGAAGAAGATGCTAGAGAAACAGATACTGGATATTTAGAAGTTAGGTGTGCTTTATGTAACAAGTATTTTATTCCAACAAATCAACAAGTACGGAATAGAATAAATGCGCTTAATGGTAAGCAAGCAGGAGAATCTAAAATATATTGTTCAGAGAAGTGCAAAGAATTATGTCCGACATATAATCAAACAGTACATCCTAAAGGAGTTATATCTCCAAACACCATAAAACGATCTTTCCCTGCTGATTTCCGCAATATGGTCCTAGAAAGGGACAACCATCAATGTGTCATCTGCGGGTCAACAGATAATTTAACAGTACATCACAGCGATCCCTTTGCTACTTGCAAGATGTTTGAGAATGATATGGACGGAGCATTTACGTTGTGTGAAGAACATGATAAAAAGGCACATTCAATATCAGGCTGTACTTTACCAGAACTAAGAAAAGCCTCACAAGAAATGATTAAAGAACTGCAAGAAAAAGGAATTGACTTAAACGAAGTTCCAGAATGGGCTTTGGATAAATACTTAAAGAAATAAAGGAGTTTAGATTGAAATGAATACTTTTGAATATGTTGATTTTCCGCTTGACAAAAAGTATGATATTATTTATGCTGACCCGCCGTGGAGTTATAGAGATAAAGCCCTTGCAGGAAATAGGGGGGCAGGGTGTAAATATGTAGTACAATCTAAAGAATGGATTGATAATCTGCCCGTAAAACAAATTGCGTCTGATAATTCAATTTTATTTCTATGGGTTACAATGCCTAAATTAAATGAATGTTGGGAACTTTTTGATAAATGGGGGTTTGAATATAAAACTTGTGCATTTACATGGGTTAAAAAGAATAAAAAATCAGATTCGTGGTTTTGGGGAATGGGTAGGTGGACAAGAGCAAATGCTGAATTGTGTCTAATGGGTACTAGAGGAAAGCCAAAAAGAATTAATGCGGGAGTTCATTCTGTAGTAGATACTCCAATTGAAAAACATTCAAAAAAGCCACAGGTTGTTCGGGATAGAATTGTGGAACTTGTTGGAGATTTGCCTAGAATCGAATTATTTGCCCGAAATAAAACAGTTGGTTGGGATTGTTGGGGGAATGAAATTTAATAAAAAGGACCAAAAAATGACCTACAAATCAAAACTAAACGGCAAAGAACTACTGAACAAAGTGGACTATTCAAGTAGCAACGGAAAGTTAATCTACCTTGCCTGTCCATACACCCATAAATATGAATCTGTAATGGAGGACAGAACACAGAAGGCAACCAAAGTGGCAGCAATGTTAATGGAGGACAGAAACAATGTATTTTCACCACTAACACACAGTCATGCCCTTGTATCTCATATGGAGGAAGACCTTCAAACTTCATTTAGTTTCTGGTTATCGCGTGACCTTCAGATCATCGATTTTTGTACGCATGTTTATGTTTTGATGCTTGATGGATGGGATGAAAGTAAGGGTGTCGCGGTAGAGATTGCTTATGCAAAGGAATGGAATATCCCCATTAAATTCTTAAATGAAGAAGGAGAAATTGTAGGATGAGTATTAAAGAAGAACTTTATATCAACAAATTCAAGCTAGACGAAGGGTTGGTTAATATCGCCATGCAACTGCAAGACTATGGCGAACAGCACTCAGAGGCAGTTAAGCGCAAGGACAAGCAGAAACTAAAACTAGAAGTCCTTGAAGCAGAACTTCAAACAGAACTTCGTAAGAATTGGCAGGAATTAGGGTTTGATAAATCTCCCACTGTGGCGCAAGCAGATTCTTTTATCAAAACAAATGAAAAATATCAGAAAGAAAGTGATAAACTTGTTGACATTAGTAGTGAAGTGAGTTACAATGCCGCTACATTGACCGCATTACAGGCGAAGCGATCTGCTCTTGGAAACCTAGTTCAGTTATTCCTAACCGGATATTGGGCAGATCAATCCTTGTCTGCGGAGTCTGTGAGTGTGTTGAATGAGCGCATGAATAGTGTTGGAAGACGTAGAAAACCTATTAACAATGAAGAAGAGGATTAGAATTAAATGCATCAAAAATTTTATGATAATTTGGAAGACTGGATTATTGGAAATCCAACTCTTAATGCAGAAATTGAACGAACTTTTGGTATGCCTACTTATACTTCCTATACAAAAGTAACCTTAAAAACTTATTACGAAAATCCCCTTAAAATTATTTGTAAAAAAATTAAGGATGAATTACAAAAAGCAGGACCACAGGGATTGGGTAAACTAGATAATTGCGGAACCTATCATGCAGTAGATAACAAAGGGAATTGGCACTATTGGAACGGAACAAGTTGGTGTAGTATGCCCAATCTTGCTGAGTATTATAAGCAAAAAGGTTGGGAGCAAGCAATAGAAATGCAATATGAAGAAGGAGATTAATTATGGGCGGAGAATATCAAGTTCAAAATGATCATACTATTTGTTCTATTCTGAAAGGAATGAGGCAACAGAACACTAACGAAATGTATATGACATTTATTTCTAAGATTCCTGTTCACGTAAATGTTTGCACAGGAGAAGAACGGGAATACAAGCATGAAGAGATTACAGTTCTTGTAACACGAAATGAAGTAGAACCAGAAGAGGATTAAAATTATGTTTGACGAAATTTATCAAATGGCGAAAATGGGAATTAAACCAATGATGATTGATGTTGCTTACGCATATGAGTTTGGCAATGGTGTTGAAAAGAATAAGGAACAGGCTATTTATTGGTATAAGAAGGCGGGCGATTCTGAAAGTATTGACCGCGCAAAAGCACTAGAAGAACAAGAGGATTAAACAAATTGGCTAAAGCAACTAACGAAAAGAGAACAAAGTTTAAATCTAACAACAAACGAACTTCTATCGGAATGTCTAATAACAGCCGACCAAAGAACAAGAATAAAAAGCGAAGTTTCAAGCGTTATCGTGGACAGGGCAAATAACCTTTTTATTTTAAGCACAACTGAAAAAACAAAGAAGAAGTTAAAACAACTCAAGGAGAAAACTTAAATGGCACGCACAAGAAAAAGCATGTTTGCAAATTATGAAGCACCTTCCTCTGAAAACAAAACTCAGCAGGAAAGTGTTGGTAAGTTTCTGGTAATCAAGCCAGAATATTTCAATATGAAGTGGGATGGTGTGAAGGGCAACGGTGAAGCAACTATTGATGTTCTTCCTTATCAATTTGAAATCCCTGCGGGTGTCAGTGTTGATGTAGATACTCGCGCAAAGCAGAAGGATAAGGTTTTTGATAACAACGGCTGCTATATTGACAAGGAGCCTAATCAGGATTGGGTTTTCCAACTTAACTATTGGATTCACCGCAATGTAGGCCCAAACAAGGCTTCTGTTGTTTGCCCTCGCACTTTTGGAAAGCCGTGTCCTATTTGTGAGCAGAAGCAAAACCTTCTTTCTAATTGGCCTTATCCAAAGGGTTCCGATGAAAGCAAGGAATACTTCAAGACGGTAGTTGCTCCGCTTGACACCAAGAACCGCACTCTGTTCAATATTGTTGCTCAGGATGAAGATGGCAAGCCTAAGTGGTTTATTTGGGATACCTCTTGGTTCTTTGTTCCCAAGGAGATTCTTTCTATCAACAAGCATCCGAAGACCAAAGAACCTATCATGTGGTTTGACCCGGAAGATGGTAAGAGCATTTATTTTGAATATCGCAACTTTGATAAGGAAAAGACTCGGCCAGAAGTGAGCGGTGTTCAGTTCATTGACCGAGATGAAAAGACTGTTGATATGTTGTTTGATATGATTCCACAGGCTATCGCTCTTGAAACTGTTCTTATTGAGACTTCTTATGATGATCTCAAGGATATGATGGAAGGAACCAAGCAGTTTGAGGAAGCACAGGACAATTCTCGTTCTGATGAAGAAATGGAACAGGAATGTGAAGACCAACTTGATAGGGCTTTTGGTTCTAATTCAAATGAAAGTGAAGATGATGTTCCTTTTGATGTAGACGAGCCGGAAGAAGAGGAAAAGCCTTCTCGTTCTCGTAGTCGTGAAAAGGAAAGCAAGGACAATCCGAAGGTTGCCAAGGTCAAGGCTATCAATGATCTTGAAGAACTGGATGATTTTTGTGAAGCCAATGACATTGAACTATTCTGTGAAGATTTTGAAGATGACTTTGACAAGTTCAAGGAAGCCGTTATTGAGTATGTTTCCTAGCGTTTAGTTTGATTATAGAATCCCTTGACAAGGAGGTTGGGGGATTCTTCTATAATATAATATAAGGAATTAAAATGTTCACATACACAAAAATGGAACAAATGTCAGATGGCGTTATGTTTTATAACATTTCATTGAATAGACCTATTGGAGATTTTCAAGAAGATGAAATTTTCCCGTGGGCCTTCCTTTCTTTTTCAGAACCTGTTATGACATTAGGACTAACTATTGATACAGACGAACAAATGTCTGTTGAATATGATTTTGATTTTTTTGATAATACAATGAAGTATCATCTTTATTAAAATAGAGGATTAAATGCCAAAAAAGAAAAAGACAATAAAAGAAGAACTAGAAGAAGTAATAAATGAGGAAGAAGTAATGGGAAATCCAAATATTTTAAAATATATTTCCACTGGATGCACTCTCCTTAATCTTGCCATTTCTGATAAATACAATGGAGGATTTGCAACAGGAACGATTGTGAATCCGGCAGGGTATTCACATACAGGTAAATCCCTGCTTGCTCTGACCGCTCTTGCCGAAGCCGCTAATGATCCTCAGTTTGATGAGTATGAACTTCATCTACAGGATACAGAGAATGGTGCGCTTTTTGATTTAGTGAAACATTTTGGAACAAAACTACAAAATAGACTTATCAAGCACAATGATAACTCAATGGAAGCCTTTTATGCTCGTATCACGAAAATGACAGATGAAGGTATTCCTTTCTTTTATATTCTTGATTCCTTTGACGGTCTTACTTGTCAGCAGGATAATGATCGAAAAAAGGAAATTCAGAAAGCAGTAGAATCTGGTAAAGATGTTACCATGACCCAATATCCTTTGAAAGCTCGTTTCACCCACGAACTCTCTCGTACTATTGCAAGTTCTATTGCCAACACTGGATCAATCATTGTTAATATTTCTCAAGCAAAAGAGAAAATGAACGCAACAATGTTTGAAGATAAGAAAGTTCGTAGTGGTGGAAGTGCGTTAGATTATTATAGTCACCTTGTATTTTGGCTTATTAAGGGAAAGACTGACAAACAAAACAAAGGAAATGCTACCTACAGAGTTGGACATGATGTTCGGATTGATGTAACCAAGAATCGTATTACTGGTAAGTCCCGTATCATAACCCTGTATGTGAATGATAGTTATGGTATTGATGATATTACTTCCAATATTAATTATCTTGAATCTCAGGGAGTGTTACAAAAGTCTGGTCGTAGTTATATTATCGAAGAATGGGATTTTAAGGGAGTCAAGGATACTTTAATTTCGTTTATTGAAGATAACAACAAGGAAGAAGAATTGGCTAAGATGGTTGAGAAAGAATGGCTTAATGTTGAAGAATCTCTGACTAAAACCCGAAAGAAGAGGTATGAATAAATTATGTCCAAATGGTGTAAGATTTTTGAGTTCGATGATAAGCAGATTCTTTTTCAGCTTGATTCTCCAAGGGAAGATGTTGAAGGAGAAGTTTTGACAATCAAGACAACCATTAAATATGAAGGCATGTTTGTTTCTATTCATTTTGGTTATGACGATTATGAAAAGGCTCAGAAGAATTTTGATGATATTATGACCCTTGATGCAAAGCGATTTCTTGCTGAGATTGAAGAATATGTGAAGTCTTTTGAAAATAAGGAAGAGGAGCAAAATGAGAACAAATAAAACAATTACAGAAGAACGCCAAGTAATAGATAAAATTACTTGTGATGTTTGTGGTAGAGATTTGAGTCCTACAGATGATAATTATGTAGAGCATCAGGAAGGGTTCTACTATACTTGGCAAGGAGGATATGGTTCCTTGTTTGGAGATATGTGTGATTTTGAAATTGATATTTGCCAGCATTGTTTTAAGGAAGCATTTGGTGAATATGTAAGATTAATTGCAGAACGATAATGCCCTACCTACTATCACTAGACCTATCTATTGCATGTACTGGTTATTGTGTTTTTGATATTGAAACCAATAAATTAATTGAACATGGTATTGTTCCTGTCAAAAAAGCAACCAAAAAGAAATTCAAAGGACTCTATAATATTGGAGTTGAGGAGGAAGAATATCGAGACTTCAAGTGTGATCAAGAAATCTATGATTATATTTCCAATGCACTCTTGACAAAACTACAAGATTATGTCAATGATATAGAGTGGGTTGTCAGAGAAGGATATGGATTTGGAGGAGCATCTTTGTCTCGCCTTGCTGAACAATCTGGTGTTTGCACCCATAAGTTGTGGCAACACTTTCCGCTTCCTTTTCAACGACTTATTACAGTTGCCCCTCCTAGTGTTAAAAAGATTGCTTGTGGAAAGGGAAAAGCTACTAAAAAAGAAGTTATGGAAGGAGTGTCAGAGAGATTTGGAGTTGCTGTCGATTATTGGTATTCAAATGATGATTGTGATGCCTTTGTTATTGGTAAGATTGGGCTGACGGTTGTTAATAATAATTGTCGAACAAAATATGAAAAAGAATTAAGACAGAAGATAATCAAGAATAATAATTTGGATTTAGAATAATGAGTAGATGTGGAAAAAGTAATTATGAAAGATTTCCTATTAGAAAAGATGAAAATGGAAATTATTTATGCAGAATGTGTGGAAAAATACTAACTGGTAGAAAAACAAGTTTTTGTGGGCAAGATTGTTTAGATGATTTTTTTATGAAAACACACTGGCCCACAGTTAGAAAGAAAGTATATGAACGAGATAAAGGAATTTGTCAAATTTGTGGTAAAAAAGTAGACGAAAATGATTATCATGTAGATCATATTTTTCCTATTTCAAAGGGTGGAGATGAATGGGATATGAATAATTTACAATGCTCTTGTCCAGAGTGTAACTTAAAGAAAAGTGATAAAATTATTTAGTAATTTGGAGATTTAATAAAGTGGAACAAAACTATAATAAATTAACCCCTGCTGAAACAGAGCGTCTTTCTTTACTTTTAGAAGAAATGGGCGAATGTCAACAAATTATTGGTAAGATTCTTAGGCATGGATATGAAAGTTATAATCCAAATGATAAAGAAAAAACAACTAATAGGGAACTCCTTGAAATGGAATTGGCGCATGTCAGTGTTGCCTGTTGTTTAGTTGAAGACTCTGGTGATATTGATGGAAAACGTATCGATAAACATGTAGAAGAAAAAGAATCTATAATTAAAAAGTATTTACATCATCAAGAACAATGTGTCTAACAGAAGTATATAACGCTTTAGAAGCAATTAAACATACGTCGGGAAGACTCCATAAAAAGCGTCTTATTTACAAGTATCTCAACAAAGTAGGAAGACCTTTCTATATGACATTAAAATATGGGGTTGACCCCGCTATTCAATTTTGTATCAAGAAAACAAAATATCAACCAAATATAAAAGCAGCTAAGGATTCTGTGGAGATTTTTGATTTCCTAGATGAACTTGCACATAAAGAAGAACCAGAGCAGGATGATTACTTCAAATTAATTGCCCTTTGTTCTTGTGATGAGCATACTGTAAATATTGTCAATAGAATCCTAAAAAAAGATTTAGGATGTGGAATTGGTCCCGCTTATATTGATGATATTATTCTAGGTATGGATAATGTTGGTATGATGAAGACCGGAATTGAGGTTGATATTCTCCCACAATATAATAAAATTGGACCAAATATCAATCTTTTTGTTGCTCGTTGCGGTGGATTTGAGAACATCGTAGGACAGTTTGCTCTGAAAGGCACTAGATTAAGGCATGTTGGTGGAAACTATGTTGATATTAAAGGAAAGAATCAAAACAAATATTCATTCATGGATGATCATATAAAGCATTTCTATGAGATATTAAAAGATTCTTTTCATACCAGAAAGAGTGTTTTTCCTTATGAACTAGACGGTGTGTTGTATTATACTGGTGAAGAAGATGTTGACTTTGATATTATGAAGTCCATTCCAGAAAAGTATCATAATGATTTCGTCTATTATGTGTTTGATCTACCCAACACTGATATGTTTCAAAAAGATCGAATTGAGATTCTTGAAAGAACAGGCGAGACTGAATATGTGAAGCCCTTGCAGACTTTTCGATTCAAAGACAAAGAAGAACTCATGTCCACTTTTATTTCTGGATTCCCCTTAAATAATACTGGACTTATTTTGAAAAATGAGTTAGTGAAGTATATTCCTAGGAAGTCAGAGGAATGGTGCTTTGTTAACGAGTATAAAACAATGGTCCTTCCTGTAAAAGAAGTAATTGGGGGAGACACTGGAAGCAAGGAAGGATTTCATAGAGTGGTTAAGGTTTTTGTTTGTGATTATAATGGAAAAGATATTCCTGTTGGGCAAGGAATGTGCAAGGACCATAAAGCTAAAGAGTATCTACGAAGACCTCCAAAATACATTGAAGTGCGTTATGATGAAATCAAATATGGTGTGTTGACTAATCCAATGTTTTACAAAGTGAGCAGTAAAAAGGAAATGGAGAACAACAAATGAAACTCACGACTGAACAATTGATGTTGAAGGAATGGTTTACAACTAAATGGCCTGATTATAAAATTAAATATCCAGATGGGGGAATGTCTGAGGGTAAAAAATATGTAGAAGCGATTCACACAGATAAGATTGTTATTTCTCTGTTTTGGGATGGTTCTGTTAATGTGGTTATTTGTTTTGATGATGGATATAAAAGAAATGCCTATGAATGGAACTGTGTTAGTTTTAGTGAAGTTGTTAAATATATTGAAGAGAATCTAGGGGATACAGATGCCTGATAGAAGTAGGTTAGTTATTGCTGTGGATTTTGATGGGACAGTGGTGGATCATTGCTACCCATATGTCGGCAAAGATGTTCCTCTTGCTGTAGAAACTCTACTTAAATTACAAGAAGCCGGATGTAGAATTATTTTGTGGACTATGCGAAGCGGGGTATTTCTACAAGATGCTATTGATTGGTTTGTAGATAAAGGAATTAGTTTATATGGTATTCAGAAAAATCCAACACAACAAGAATGGACAGACAGTCCAAAAGCATATGCACATATTTATATTGATGATGCTGCCTATGGGTGTCCTTTAATAGATTTACCAGATTTTAGTCGTGTATGCGTTGATTGGAAACATATATCTAAAAATTTACTCTAACATTAAGGACATAAATTTTGAATAACCACTTTGATGCTACTGACTTTGGCTGGACTAATTACGACGAATATGAAGCCCATATTGACCATTTAATGACAATGATTAACCGAGTGTTCAAACAGACACCCTCTCTTGTTAATTCTCTTGTAGAACGCCTTGATAATACAGAACCAACTAAGGATAATGTTTTGGAGTTGATGGAAGAACTTAAATGTGAATATTGTTAGTGTGATTATATGCTAAAATCAATTCATATACAGAACTTTGAAGCCCATACAGATACTTTCCTTGAACTTGATAAGGGTATTAATAATATCAGTGGTTCTTCAAATAATGGTAAAAGCTCAATTATCAAAGCCCTTAATTGGTGCTTTTTTAATCAACCCGCCGGATTTTCTTTTAAGAAGCATAACTCAAAAGGACCAACCGTTGTAAAGGTTGTGTTTGAAGACAGAACCTATCTTGAAAGAAAGCGAGATACTCAAACCAACCAATACGATTGTAATGGGACAATTCTAACAGCTTTAGGTAGTGGTGTTCCCGAAAAAGTTTTAGAATTAACCAAAATTGAACCAATCAATATGCAGGGACAGTTTGATCAATTCTATCTCTTGCAAGAATCTTCTGGTGAAGTTGCACGAACCTTAAATGGCATTGTAGGATTAAGTATTATTGATTCCGCTCTATATAAGAGTGGAAGCATTGTAAAGGACACCAAACGAAAAGTAGCAACTGCCGAGGACCAACTTAAAGAAAAGAATAATACTCTTGAGGACTATAAGTGGGTCGATGAAGCTGTTAAAAGTATTAATGAAACAGAAGAATATCAAAGAGTAATATCCCAAATCAATGAGCATGTGCAAATTTTGCAACAACTCAATTATTCTTGGGAAGAAATCTCAGACAAAATCTCAAACCTTTTTTATATTGATGAAAACAAATTAAATGAAACATATCAATCCGTTGAAGAGTGTCAAAAAATTGACACCTCCTTTTCCAAATTTCAGCGACTTGTGGATGATTTGTTTGTTGTACGCCGACAAATTTCTGACCTTGCTATTCCTAGCTGTGGTGGTCTTATTTCTGAAATATCTAATCTAATTAAGGAAATCAAATATATGGATGAATATGAACTAAATCTAAATCGACTTCTAAATCAAGATGAGCGCAGGGCAAATGCTTATCAGGACACAGAGCAATGGCTTTCCTGCAAACCTCTTCTAAACGAAGTTAGTGGATATGTTGAGAATGTAAATAAATATCAAAGTTCAATTGATGAGATTGGACGAGATATTGACCATGTGAGAGAAATCAATGAAGGTGCAAACAAGATCATGTCTGTAATTGATAAACACAGAATGAGAGAACAAGAGATTAAACAGGAAGTAAAAATCTGTCCTGTATGTGATAAACCTTTTGATGGAGAGTGTTGTTAAAATTATGAACCTAAAAAATAAAATCATTGAAACATATAAAAAGATTGGAACCAAGGCCGGAACAGCGAGAGAGCTAGGACTTCCAAGAACTTCTGTTCGTAGGGTTATCGATTCGTATTATAATAAACTAAATACATATATTGAAAAAGCAGATACGCAGAACAAGAAACAAAAAGACAAAGTAGTTGAAACTGAGAATAATCTTACTGCCTACACTTCTGATAAATATGAAACAGAAGATGAACTGTTTGAAAAGTATAACCTAGATAAGCGGTTCTGGGCAATTCAATCTATTTCTCAGAATGAATGGACAACTCCTTTCAAGAATGAAGATGGGGAAGTTGTTCCCTTTGTCAATGAGCAGACCAAGATTGTTTTCAAGAAGATGGTTCCTGATATTACACTGGATATTATTAAGGAACAATATAAGATGATGGGGGAGAAGAATAAGTATACTCCCATTGTCCGAAAGAATGATTCAAAGAAAAAGCCTGTTATGTATGAGATTGCTTTATTCGACATGCACCTGGGTAAACTTTGCTATGCTGCGGAAACAGGAGAATCATATGATCTAAAGATTGCGGAAGAATTATTTATGGAGGCAATCTATGATTTACTTGCAAAGGCCAGCCACCTTAATATTGAAAAGATTCTTTTTCCAGTAGGTCAGGATTTTCTTCAATATGATGGTGCTATTCCAGAGACAACAAGCGGAACTCGGCAGGATACCGATAGTAGGTGGACTAAGTTATATACTACAGCGAGTAGGATTCTTGTTCAAACTATTGACTTATTGCGGAAATGTGCGGATGTGGATGTTATTGTTGTGCAGTCAAACCATGATAGAACGGTAGGTTTTTATCTTGGAGAATATTTATCTGCATGGTATAGGAATGACAAACACGTTAATGTAAATAATGATCCTACTCCTCGTAAGTATTACCGATATGGTAAGACACTAATCGGGTTTTCACATGGGGACCAAGAAAAACATGATAAATTACCACTACTTATGGCAAGAGAGGCGCAGGAGGATTGGGCCAAGGTAGACTTCATGCAGTGGCATATTGGACACCTTCATAAGAAGCGTGTTACTAAATATACAGATGGTGACACCTTTAATGGAGTCGAGGTTAAAGTTCTTCCTTCTCTTACCGCAAGCGATTTCTGGCATACTCAAAAAGGATATGTTAAAGGGAATCGTATGGCAACCGGATTTGTGTTTGATAAGGAAGAAGGTTGTGTTGCTGAATTTCTTAGTAAATACATTAAGGACAAGAAATAAATTCAACAAACCAGTAAAAAAGACTTGACAAACTGGTTTAATAATGTTATACTCTCGTCATCATATGGAGAACACTATGACACTTAAAGATTCAACACCATTTATTCATAAATATCTTCGTCAACCGATGTTGGTGGATATTTTTGGTAAATCCCGCCAAACAATTACAGCGTGGATTTATAGTGATGTGAATGACCTCTCTTTTGGGGTTGTTCAAAAATTCATGCAATTGGAACAGGAAACTAAATCTCTTTATGAAAGGTTTGCAGAAGATCAGAATTGATTGATGGTGTTGGTAAAGGAATTATTGATATGAGTTATAATAGAAATGGATATTACTATGATGAGTTAGGAAGAGTATGTAATAAATGTGGTGAATATAAACTATGGGACGAATTTAGCCAACATAGATTAGGAGTGAATGGGAAACGTCCTAGATGTAAAAAATGTTATGAGGAAGAACGCCTAGTTAAATTAAATACTGAAAATCCACTTACGTGCGAAGATATAAAAAGTTTATTTAATTATGATTACTCTTCTGGTATATTATACTGGAAAGAAACTTGTTTAAATAAAAATATTGCTGGAAAGATGGTAGGCAGTTCAGATAAAGATGGGTATATTGTATTGTTATATAAAGGTAGGTGGTATAAAGTTCATAGATTGATATGGGCATATGTATATGATGAGTTTCCAGAAAAGAACTTAGATCATATTAATGGTATTAAAAGTGATAATAGAATAGAAAATCTTAGAGTAATTTCTCAGCAGGGTAATGCTATAAATATTGGGCTACAATCAAACTCCACAACAGGAATCACCGGAGTTAATCACACACAGTCCAAAAATCTTAAATATTGTGCTAGAATAATGGTAGATAGAAAAGTGTATTACTTAGGTGGATATATAACCAAATTAGAAGCTGCAAAGGCCAGACGAAGTGCCGAGATAAAATATGGTTTTGATAAATATATGTATAGGTCTACTGCCCTTGAATATATTCTAAAACATGAACCCGATTATGTTGATCAATAAGGATAAAAATAATGAGTAAAATTGGGATTTTAGGCGACATTCATCTAAGGAACACTACACCCCGTTGCAGAATGGATGGAGATTATGTTGAAGAACAATTTAAAAAATTAAATTGGATCTTTGATTATGGAATCAATCATGGTGTGAGTGAGTTTATTTGTGTAGGGGATGTATTTGAAACTCCACAACATCCAATTCACTTCATCAACAGAGTAACAGGACTGCTTAAAGGATTAACAACTCCTTTCGTCAGTATTGGGTTCAATTCAGTGTACGGAAACCATGACCTCCTCTTGAGGGATAAGGAATCTACAAACACCACATTCTCCTTGCTAGAGAATACTGGACTTATAAAAACAAATAACTTAAAATATGGTGACGTAAATATTATATTTTCACACTACGGAGAAGAAATACCAACCGACCTTCCCGATGGTTATAATGTATTGATTACTCATACTGGTATTAGTGAAAAACCAATTAATTTCCCAACAAATGAGAAATGGTACACTGGCAAGGACTTCTTAAAAGAATTTCCATACCACTTGGTCTTCTCCGGTCACAACCATAAACGATTTCAAGTATCCACGCCAATGAACAAGCAACGGCTGTATAACTGCGGCTCTATTATGCGTTCAAGTGTAGATCAATTTGATCATGTTCCAGCTTTTTATGTCTTTGATACTGACACTAAAGAAGTTGAGACTATTGAAATTCCGATTAAGAAGCCACATCTGGTTATTGATAAAGAGGCCCACGATGACAAGAAGATGGTTGACGAAAAGATCGCTTCTTTTGTGAATGGATTTGATTCTGAAACTGAGATTCTTCTTGACTTTACTTCTAATCTGTGGCAGAGTGCTTCTAATGTTGAGGCAGATGAAGAGGTTATGCAAATTTTAAAGGAATGTGTTGAGGAGAATTAGGAAATGAATACAAAGACAATTAAAAAAGTTATCCACAAGAAGTTCAATGAATGGATTTCTACTATTGATTGTGAAAAAACCCGTAAGCTGGTAGAGAATAATACTATCCTTACAGGTGGCGCAATTGCTTCTATGCTGCTTAAAGAACAGGTGAAGGATTTTGATGTTTATTTTCGCAATAAAGAAACCGCAAAGGCTGTTGCAGAGTATTATATTCATAAGTTTAAAATGAAGAATGAACAGAGACATCTAATTGAAGTTCAAGACACTAATGAGGATTCAAAAACAGAAGGCCGTATTAAGATTTTTGTAAAGTCTCAGGGAGTGTCTTCCGAAGATAATACAATTCTTGAACAACCTTTTGAGGATGTCTATGATGTGATTTCTGATGCCGACGAAGTTTCAGAAGAACTATTGGAAGAAAAAGGTGAAAAATATCGTCCTATCTTTCTTTCTCCAAATGCTATTACTCTTGCCAATAAAATTCAATGCGTGATTAGGTTTTATGGGGAACCAGAAGATATTCACAAAACTTATGATTTTGTTCATGCTACAAATTATTGGACGAGTTGGGATAATAAAGTAGTAACAAATAATAAGGCACTGGAATCTCTTCTTAGCAAACAACTTTATTATTGTGGTTCCGAGTATCCCCTTTGTTCTGTTATTCGTACTCGTAAATTTATCAAGCGAGGTTGGCATATTAATGCAGGACAATACCTGAAAATGATGTATCAACTAAGTCAACTTGATTTGAATGATTTTGAGGTTCTTGAAGATCAACTTATTGGAGTGGATTCTGCTTATTTTATGGATTTTGTAGAAGCATTAAAGCGCAAGCAGGAAAAGGAACCAGATTGGAATTTAGACAACACATATCTTTGTTCTGTAATTGATAAGATTTTTTAAAAGGAGCTATATTTAAACATGGACACACAAAAGATTATCAGAGAGCTTGATTCTATTTCCAAGGCTATCAAAGAACAAGAACAGAAACGAGCAAGACTTGAGGGCGAAGAAGCAACCATTATGAAGCGACTCAAGGAAGAGTTTGAGGTTGATTCTATCCGAGAGGCCAAGCGAAAGTTAAAGGAAATGGAAACAAACAAAGCAGAAATGGAAAAGGAACTTGAAATCAAATACAATAGTCTTATTGAAATGATTCCTGATGATATTTTGGATTAAATAAATATAGGGGAACTAAATATGTCTGACAAAAAATGTAATGTAGCAAAGTCCCTTACTGGTGATATGTATGCCGTAACAAAGTTTCAAAAAGACGGGGTTACTACTGATGATAGATATAAATATAAGATTGAAAATTGGGATTACGTAGTACAAGAAGTATTACAATCTATTCTTATTCCTTTAGATGTTGATCCTGGTTTATGGTCAAAATTTATTAATAGAAAAGCAAAAATTGTAGAAATATAAAACATGAACATCCAATCATTAAAAGAAAAGATATATTCAAGCAAATCAGAGCGAGATTTGCTTCTAAAACAGTCCGAGGCTATCCAAGGTCAATTAATCGACTTAAAGCGTTTCTATGAGAGTTCCTTAAAGGCCAGAGCACTAATTCAAGACACAGGGAGAAAGACTCAACAGCAGCTTGAGTATCATATTTCTTCAATTGTAACTACTGCCATTGTTTCTGTGTTTGAAGAGGACATTCAATTTAAGGTTGAGTTTGTGGAGCGTAGGGGAAAAACAGAAGCAGATTTTTGGTTTATCAAGAACAACGAAAAGATCAAACCCATTTCATCTTCTGGTGGAGGGCTGTTAGACATTACTTCCTTTGCCCTGCGTATTAGTTTTTGGAATCTAAGAAAGACCAGAAAGGTTATGATCTTTGACGAACCTATGCGTTTTCTTTCCAAAGACCTTGTTCCAAAGGCGGTTGAGATGATCAAGATGCTTTCTAATAAACTTGGTATTCAGGTTATTATGGTTTCACATATTCCAGATTTTATTGATGGAAGTGATAAAAACTTTGTGATTGAAAATGGTAAATTGGTTAAGGAGTTTATTAATAATGAGCATTTGGCATGATTTTGTAGATTGGATTAAGTCTAAAACTCTATGTAAGTTTGATAAACATAATTATATTTATTATTATAGTTATGTAGATGGAGAGGATTATAGTAAAAAGAAAGCATATTTGTGCAGTTGGTGTAACAAAGAAAAAGTAGAAAGAGTAGAAAAGGAAAACAATTAAAATTATGTTTGGAAAGAAGAATAACGTCACGCGGTTTCGATATTTTGACAATGACAGCAACAAATTCAAGGCTTTCTTTCCAGTAGAGGGTGCAGAGATTTGTTCTGGATTTGTTGATTATTTTACAAAAGAATATGAAGGCTCTACTATCACTCCTTCCTATTCATATCCTAATGGAAAAGAAATTCTTGCCCTCAAACTTAGGATTGATAAACGATCTGTTCCAGGTACTTTACTTAACAAGGAATTTGAAAAACAACTCAAGAAGATTATCAAGCAGAATGAAACAATTGATGAATATTCTGGTGAAGTTGTAGAGTATAAACCTTCAAAGGATATGAAGCGAGAACTTAAAAATGCTATCAAAAACAAACTGCTAAAGGACATGCCAGCGATTCCAAAGTATCTGGATGTATATATCAATAAAACAGATGGGTATGGCTATATTTCTTCTACTAGCAAGAAGGATATTGAAGAACTTGAAAATCTGATTATTGATAACTTTGAAGAATATCCTATCACAGAAAAGCTAGATGAAACAGATTTCCATCACTTCGCTGTTGATGTTTGGGATAATCGAAACAAAGAGAAATATCTTATTTCTGTTGGCAACGATAACAAGCTCATTGATGCCAATGGCGAGGGAAAGGTACAATTCGCCGGGGTAGATGATGAATCAATGGTTGACAGTCTTTTGGAAAAGGTTTATTCTTTTAGTGAAGTTGAGTTCGTTATGAAGAATTATGATGCTTCGTTCAAGATGAAAAACTTTGATTCTATTTATGGATTTGTTGATGAAGCCATGATTGTGGAAGAGGATGAACAAAGTGAAGAAGTGGAACAACGCATGATTGCTTTGGATGCTTTGTTTAAGGTTGTTGGTGATTCTGTAAATATTTTTGTAGGAGAGTAGTATGGCCCTATATTATGCTGTTAATAAAGTAGATTTTGATAAAGTCCTTAACGAGTATGTAGGACAGGATAAAGACCCATTCAAAAAACTCCGTGAAGTTCTTGACATGGCCTATGATCAGTCTGCCAATGGAAAGGGCAAGGAACGACACAATCCTTCCGGTCAGATTCCGTTTGAAAAGCAACCTATCATGGAAACCACAAGGGCGCATGGTTTGGGACATAGTACAGGACAGGCAGAGAAGAAATTGCGGGAATCACATACTCTGATTGACCTGATTGGGTATGACGCCGCTATCAAGGAGATTCTAGGTGCTATTGTTTATAGTTGCGCGGCAGTTATTTATTTGCAGGAACAGAAGGAGAAGATAAAGAATGGAGCGTAGTCTTAGACTTATTGAACAATTAGTTAAATCTGTTCGTGATTATCTATACGAATGTGACTGTATCGAAACAATGTATATATTAGACGAAGCACATAGATGTATTGTTGGACTACTAGAGCAGGAACTAGATAAGATACGGTTTGTTGATTCCATTAATACAGGCGGGGTAGTGGGGGAAAGTCTAGTAGATTCTATTAAGGAATGTATTAATCATAATAAGTATGGTTTACGAGATTATTTTATTCAACTTCATAAGGAACAGGGGGAGAAGAATGAAAAAAACACTAACAATCAATAAAACTATTTGTGATTTGTGTGGTAAGGAACACGCCGATTGTTTAGTTGCGTCAGAATCTTGTTCAAGCGCACCAACAAAACTTGTTATTGATGTTTGGTATGGTGGTACACTTACATATACAGATTTTTGTAGAGACTGTCAACGTAAATTAAATACTCTACTGAATGATAATTTTAAAAATATGATAGGACAAAAACAGTAAATGAACAAGATTAAAGTATTATATCACGACAAAGACTTACCAAAGATTGAGCAGACTGAAAAGGGAAACTGGATTGATCTAAGGGTTTCCAAAATCAAGTATCAAGTCGGAAACAAATGGAAGACCTTTGATTTCAGCAAGGGCGAAGTATTTAAGTATGCGGCTAATTCTTTTATGATGTTTGATCTTGGTGTTTCAATTGATCTGAATGGTAATGAAGCATATATTGTTCCCCGGTCCTCTACCTTCAAGAATTATGGCCTTATTCAAACAAACCACATGGGAGTTGTCGATTCCAGTTATTGTGGCGAAGATGATGTATGGCATTGGCCTTGTTTTTCTCTTCGCAAAGGAGAAATCAAGAAGGGAGATAGGATTTGTCAATTCCGTATCATGGAGCCTATGAAGAATGTTGATATTGTTGAAGTAGAACATCTTTCTGGTGAAAATCGGGGCGGGTTTGGTAGTACGGGGAAGGACTAATATAATCCTTGACAACCATATTGTTTTTTGTTATAATCTAATCTCACTTTAAGAAAATGCCTCTTATACCAATGGAATGGGCTTTACTCGTTCGGGTTAAAATAAGAGGCATTTCTTTCCCCTTCTAATTAATCTTTTAATACCATATTGGAGTAGTGGTTTTGGCGTAAATTATAGAACTTTCCAATATATAAATTAAAAAAATATAAAATATTGGCGTAAAAACTATTGACATTTTAATATCATTATGTTATAATCTCGATTATTGGTTAAATCTATAACATAAGGGTACATCAAAAATGGACACATTAAAGTTTAGTAGTCATACTGTCAGGGGAAAAACATATTATTTTAGAAACTTTAGTAGTATTACTAATGATTTTGAAGCCTATACTATTGGGTATTTGGCTGGTGATGGGGGATATATAGAAAATAGAGGGTTTCCATTTATGTTAGTGTCCTCTACAGAAAAACATATAATACAGCAATTCAAAGAGTACTGGGTTCCTAATAAACCAATCTACGAGTTAGGTAAAAAGAGCAGTGAAAAGGTTAATGCAATAAATGATGTATATGAATTACGATTTCAAAGTAAACTTTCTAAAAAATTTAATAAATATGGAATTTTTTGTAAAAAGAAAGATAGAGTAGTTAAAAATATTAATTTTGAGTATACTATCCCATATATTGCTGGTTTATTGGATGCAGACGGACATATTCAGATCGAAGATCGTGTGGATACCCTTACTCCAAGATTAATATGGGCAATAACACACAGAAGCAAAGAATATCTAGAGTGCGTTCAAAACTTACTTGAAGAATGGTATGTACCATCTACTATAAGAAAACATGGAAATAGAAATTGTTATAGAATAAGTTGTAAAAGTACAGAGAGTAATAAAATATTTTTAAATAAATTATTACCACATATGTTAAATAAAAATAAAAAACAAAAACTATCTACATATTTAAAAATCTATTATAAGGAATACTCCACTAATGAATAAACGCTCAGAAGTTCGTATTGATGCCCGTAAGATTATAAATGAATATATGGAAGACGGAGATATTGCAAAGGAGAACGCAAATCAGAATAAGGGTCCATCGGGTCTTCTTATGTCGGTTGGTAGTGAAGGTCTTCGCCGTAATACATTAAAAGAAATGGTAGAGAATGGGTTTGAGGAAATTGTTGATTTCCACAACAAAGGAATTGTGCATATTCACGATCTAGGCATGGGAACTCCTACTCCTTATTGTTGTGGTAATTCACTCCCAAATCTTCTTGCTACTGGCATTTCCGTGGGCGTAGAGGCTGGTCCAGCAAAGCACTTTAACTCTGCTATCAATCACATGGTCAACTTCATTGGTAGTCAGTCCAATGATTATTCTGGCGCACAAGCATTTAATGGAGTTGACACTTATCTTGCTCCTTACGCCTACAAGAAATATTTGGATTTTAAGAAAGCCGGATGCGCTCCTTCTGTTGCGTTTCGTCTAGCTAGAGAGGATATTTACCAATCTGTTCAGAACTTCATTTTCCATTTAAATATGGATACTCGTTATGGAAACCAAAAACCATTTTCCAATATAACCCTAGATATTACAATACCTTACGACATGAAGGATGAACTTGCACTTGTCGCGGGTCAGCCTATTAAAGCCTTTTTTGATTATACTTCTGATGGTATTCGTGTTAACAATCATACTTATGGTGATCTTTGGGAGTGGCAACGTCTTGTAGCAGAAGCCTTTATTGATACGTTTAATGAAGGAGACAAAGAAGGAAAATCATTCACATTCCCTGTTCTAACATTGAACGTAGATAACTCATTTTTTGATCATCCTCTGACAGATAAGATTTGTGAATTTACTGCTAAATATGGTATCCCCTTTTTCCAAAACTTTGTTAATGGTGAAAGTGGTGGAGAGAAGATGGACCCAAGAGCGGTTCGCGCCATGTGTCCTTTACACCCGACTACGCCGTTGTTTGTTAAATCTTCTAAACAGAATGAACCTGCTATTAGAAATATTAGTGATGTATATACAGGTATTTCTAAAAATATTGAATATAGCGTTCTTCATAATGGAGAATGGAAAGAATGTAGCGCAATCCAAGTAGAAACCACCGCTGCTCGTATTATTAAAACCAATAGTGGAGTAGAAGTTAATATGAGCAATAATCACCTGCAACCAGTAAAATATAGTAAATACTCAAAACAAGATATTATTACTGCGGATAGATTAGAAGTGGGCATGTATGTGCCGTTTGCATCAACTTCTATTCCAGAGAAACTAAATAATAAACTTGCTGGTATTGCTGTGGGCGCATTTATTGGGGATGGTAGTTATAGTGATAATGGAATTATATATTCACTAAACAATTCCACTAAACAAGAGCTGTTGCATCAACTTAAAATGTTTTATGAAGGAATGGGATATAGATGTGGCATATATGAAGGACAGAGGAATGTTGTTTTTCTAAGTGTCAAATGTTTTGGTAAAGCGGTCCAGAAATGGATGTCTCAATTTGTACCAAAAGAAAACGCTCTTGATAAACATATTACTAATAAAGTATATGTTATGGGAAGTGAATTTGTAGAAGGTATTCTTGAAGGATGGTATGCGACAGATGGAGGAAACTCTGGTCGTATTTATACTGCCTCAGAAGCACTACGAGAAGACTTCAAAAATATGTGTGGATACCTAGGTAAAAATTATAATGTAGACATGAAAGGGGATACTAGAGAATGTCGTTACAGTGATAGCCCAGTATATACTTTAAAAACACATATTAAACAAAATTATGGAGATTACTTCTTTTTTGAAGACGATATGTATTGGCATAAGATTGTAGAAATTGAAGATATTAAATATAATACTCCTCATAAATATTATTGTCTTGTTATTAATGAAGAAGATCATTTATTTCAACTAGCAAATGGGTTTATTACCCACAATTGTAGGCTCAACCTCAATTTAGCTGAAATTGCAAATACCACTGGCGGTCTTTTTGGCAACAGTGATGGTACAGGTAGCCTCATGGTAGTTACCCTGAATCTGCCATATATTGCCCATGAATCCAATGGAAACATGAAAGTATTCAATGCTCGTCTAAAATATGTTATGGAGCGTATTCGTGAACTCCATTTGTGGAAACGGAATAAGGTAAATGAAGCCCTACATTCAGGATTCCTTGCTCTATCTAAGAAAACTCTTCCGAAGGGATTTGATACTTTCTTTACCACTGTAGGATTTATTGGATTGTGGGAGTGTGTGGAAATTCTTAATAAGGATGAAAATTCTCTTCTTACTGACAATGGTTTAGAACTAGGTGAAGAAATTCTTTCCACCATGACTTCTCGTACAAAGAAGTGGGTAGAACAATATAAGGCTCTTTGGAATGTAGAAGAAACCCCGGCTGAATCTGCCTCATATAAATTGGCAAAGAAAAGCCTAAAACAGTTTCCAGATATTATCCATCGTGGACTAAAGAAGGCTCCTTATTTCACTAATGGTTGTAATATTCCTGTTGAATTTCAGGATGACCTTATGCGAGTTCTAAGGGTTCGTACACGACTTCAATCTATTCCCAACGGCGGTACAGCTACTCACTTTTATATTGGTGAAGAATGGAGTGTAGAACAAACTAAGGAGTTTATTCGTACTATCTGTCAGACTACTATTCCTTATTTCTCCATCTCTACTGTGTATTCTATTTGTCCTATTTGTGGATATAAGGTTGGAGCGCACGATACCTGTCCTAACCAACACACACCAGAACAGATTGAGAAACTTCGTCGCACAAACCCCGAACTAATTATTGACTAATCCAATGAAAAGTGGTATCTATTCGTTCTGCACAGGCATGGTGGATTTTCCAAACAGATATGCTCTGACCATTTATTTTAATGGTTGTAATTTGGATTGTGATTTCTGCCATAATAAACACTTACTTAATTGTGAGAGTAATTATTCTCTTGATGATGTAGTGAAAGCCTATTATAGTTGTAAAGAAATAATTCCATCTACAGGGGTCGTATTCTCTGGTGGAGAACCTACCTATAATGATGTGTTTTATGAAGTATTAAATGTTTTTGAAAAAGAACCAACGAGTCTTCATACTAACGGACTAATTGATATTCCAGAATATAACGGAAATATTATATTAGGACTTAAACCATTTACTAATAAAGAATACATAACTCAAATAAATAAATATCTAAAAACTCACTCACATGCCAAGTACAAAGAGATACGATATGTGAAGGGAATTGGCAGAAAAGGATATAATGAAGTTTTAGCGCAAATATCTTCTAGCGCAAAAGAATATTGTTGGAATGTTGTTGGTGTAAATGATTCACGAAAACCTTAATTAAAATGGAGAAATGTTATGAAAGTCAAATGTCAAGTGTTCACTAAGGTTGTTGGTTACTGTCGCCCTGTTTCTAATTGGAATGAAGGTAAGAAGCAGGAGTTTAAGGATCGTAAGTTTCTAGCAACCAAGTAAAAGTTATAACTTAAAATAGGCAGGGGTCTTATTTTAGATTCCCTGCCTTTATTAAAATAACAAAAGGTTTTATATCATTATGGGAAAGACTTTTAGAAACGTAGACTATAGTTTGTTTGGTGGTGTTGGTGATGGAAGGGACGGACATACACTTTCCGACAACGAAGGATATAGAAAGCACAAAGAAATGCGCCGAAGGAAAGAGCGTCGAAAGCAAAAGCAATTGATTCAGCAAGGAGAAGAGGTTGTGGACGGTAAGAAAGATGACAAGTGGTATTGGTGATTGATATGAAATACTGTAGTGTTTGTGGTATCACAGAAAAAGATACTACTATTCATAATTTTAAAAATAAAGGTATATTATATTGCAATAAGCATTATCAACAAATGAGATTAAAGGGTAAAACCTATATGTCTATTCGTGAGCCTAATAAATATCATTTTAAAGATGATTGGGTCGAAATGGAAATATATAATAGTAACGGAGAAATCTCTAATTATATAAAAATATCTAACGAGGATTATGATAGATGTAAAAACAATAGATGGAGTATTCATAGTGGAGTTCGTAAAAAGTTATATGGGTGCGGAACTATTAATGGCAAGATAATAGATTTACATAGGTTTATACTAAATGCTCCCCCAAATAAAATGGTGGACCATATTAATGGAGATACACTGGATAACAGAAGGGAAAATTTAAGATTATGTACAAATGCTGAAAATACTCGTAATAGATACTTAAAAGATAAAAATAGAGTTGTTGGAGTGGTTAAAACTCCAACAAATAAATGGAACGCTCGAATAACAGTTAATTATGAGAGAATAAATTTAGGCACATTTGAATTAAAGGAGGAGGCTATAAAGGCTAGGCTTTTGGCTGAAAAGTACTATCACAAGGAATTTTCTTGTCAACAAAATCTTTATGATAAATATAACATTAAATAGGTAATACTTAAATGAATAATATAATGATAGACTTGGAGACAACAGATACTCGTCCGTCTGCTGCTTTTGTGTCCATTGGTGCTATTAAATTTAGTCCAAGTACAGGAGAACTGGGAGATACTTTTTATGAACGAGTAGATTGGGATGATGCTTGTTGTAAGCATGAACGAACGATGAGTGTATCTACGATCAAATGGTGGTTCCAACAGAACGACGAAGCACGACAAGAAATCTGCAAACCAGGAAAGCCACTTGATGAAGTCTTAAATCTATTCACAGAATGGCTTCCCGATGATCCTATTGTTTGGGGCAACGGAGCAACCTTTGATATTTCCATGCTTGAGAATGCCTACAACTTCAAAGCACCTTGGAAGTTTTGGAATGTGAGAGATGTTAGAACCATCGTTGATCTGACTCAGGGATACGTGGACAAGGGTAATATGGTCGGAACAAAGCACGATGCTCTTGATGATGCTATTCACCAAGCCAAGTTTGTTTCCAAGATGTATATGCGAATCAGGGAAGGATTGGATAAGACTGATAAGAACAAGCAGAGAAGGAGAAGGGTTAATGTGGGATAGAATTAAATTCAGACTTTATGTTGTTTTAGTGTTCCTTATTCATCCTATTTATATTCCCATTATCTGGTTACATGTTGGGTATAAAAATGAAGGGTGGATTGATTATAAAGAAATGTTTAAAGTCTTTAAATTAGGGCGAAGGTTGAGTGGAGGGGAATAATGTCTAATTTATGGTTAAATATTAGGGTAGGAATTTATCATTTACAGGCAGAAGGTTTTAGGTTTTTAATTTCAAAAAATATGATACATAAATTAGAGAACTGGCCAGATGGTTATTTTTCAATTTATACATTTTACCCATTTAAATAGTATGAAAAATAATTTATTTTATGAAAAAGAAAAGCATTATGGTAATCCAGCATTTAGATTTTCTGATAGAACACTTGCTATTAGTAAACTAGAAGAGGGTAATTTTCTTGTAGAAGAAGAATGTGATAATTATTTTAAATTTGAAATTAGTAAAGAAGACTTGATTGAAGGGCTACAAAAAGCAATTAAATGGGTTGAAGATAATGCAGAATAATTTCAAAGTAGAAATAGAAAAAGTCACTAAACGAGAACTCGCACAAAGAGCTTGTGGTGCAACAATAGACTCTGACTCTAATATCTCCTTAGACAGATTATATCAGTGTATGCACAGCCCTATTAGAACACAGATTTTTTATTGTTCTATGTATAATATTCCGTCTTATGTTGCCATGCACCTGGTTCGTCACGTTACTATTGTTCCTTTTGTTAAATCAAACAGAACTGACAGGCGAAAACCAAACGAAAACGCCTTAACAAAAGAAGTTCAGACGATTGATGATGTTCTTGATTGTGCGAGAAATATCCCTCTTAGAATGGATTTTATTGCCAATGCCGAGGCTTTGCTTAATATGTCCTATAAACGTCTTTGTTATAAGGCTTCCAGCGACACAGTTAGGGTTATGCAATCAATTAAGAACGAAGTATCCCTTGTTGATTATGATTTAGCTTTCAGAATGGTCCCTCATTGTATAAAGTATCGAAATTGTGAGGAACTAAAGAGTTGCGGATTTTTTAAGAAATTCCTTGACAAACATGAGTATTTGTGCAATAAGAAATCATTGCTGGATGTGAATAGTTGGTTTAGAACATATAACGGAGAATAATCAAATGACATATGAAGAGTGGAAGAAGGGTTTTGAAGAGAAGTGTTCGGTAGCAAAGAACTCTTTTGTAGAAGTTTATGAATATATTGAAAAATTGGATGAAGTTACAGATGATGATAATGCGAATGATCTTGAGGAATTTATGACAATTGAGTTGATGAAAGTTTTTATGCAAGTACAGAAGATTGCAGAGAAATGTGGAGTGTAATTAAGCCGGATTAGTTCATCAGGTAGAACGGCTGATTTGTAATCAGTTGGTGGCGGGTTCAAGTCCTGCATCCGGCCCCATAAAAAACAAACCCCTCCTAGTTAATTCTAAGAGGGGTTTTACTTTACTATAAAACACAATATAGAGTTTAAATTAGCAAACCAATTATTAAACCAAGTATAAATAAACCAGCACCACCAATAATACAAATCTTACGTTTAACTATTTTTGCCCATAGTCCTTCAGCAATTTCTTCTGTTTCTGTTT